ATCCTTCTCTCTCACGAACCGATCGCCTTTCCTTTTGCGCTGAACATTCACGGTCACGTGCATTTCGACAACGAGGAATCCGCCGCCGCTCTTGGCGACACCTACCGCGTTAACGCTTGTGCCGATTCTCGTGACATCGCATATACCCCGATCTCCCTAAAAGAAATAGTGGAGCGTGGGTACCTTTCGAAAATCGACAGTCTCCATCGCGCCACCACTACGACAGCGACTCTAAAGAAACTCCGTTCTGAAAGAGGTGAGCAAATATGCCAGTAAATGAGAGCGAGAGCAAGTGGGATATACTCCCCGCCGACAATTGGGGTAAGGTCCTTTCCACTACCACTACCAGTACTATTTCTACCTCGGGGTCAGACTGGGCAACCGTTTCTGTCCCCACAGACTGGGCAACCGTTTCTGTCCCCACAACCACTACCGACTCCTATATTTGGACTACGTCTACGACCCCCATTACCGCCGGCAGTAGTACGATAACTATTACCTACCCTCCTGATCATGAGTATGAGTTTCCTTTTCTCGATACTTACAACCTTGAATCCCCCAGAGGACGGGAAAAATACCTGACGGCGCTTAGGAACTATCTTAATTTTTACTTTTGCAGTTAATAAAAATCCAAAATAAACATTTTTACACAAAAACAGAAAGAGAGCCAAACATGAAAAAGATCAATTTAGCAGAATTGGAAAAAGACCTCGCGGCACTTGACGCTTCCAGACAGACCTACGTCTTCGAAGACGCTTGCGTAACACTTTCCTACGACCCCAACGATCTCGCACTGGCCGACAACCTTTTTAAGGAGAACCCCACAGATGAAAACCCTATCAAAAACATACGCTGAAATGTCGAACGCGGAATTTCTCTCCGCGCTTCGCGAAGCCACCCTCTCCCTCGATCCCCCCAATAAGGCACTCGTTCAGGAGATGTACAAACGCTTTTGTTCCCTCCTCCCCGCCTCTGAGGGTCCGTCAACCTGTCCCCACCTTCACACCTCATCCCTTTCCGGGGATACGATATGTGATGTGTCCCACGAGCATTGCGCTTGTGGTGCTGATTACTCAAAATGCTGCGTCTTGCAACCTTAACACCAAAATCCAAGAAACCCGCTTTGCCTAAGGAGGAATTACCTATGGAAATAAATACCTGCGAACAATACGTTCTCTCCCGCCTTTCGACGGTCGAAGAAGAACTTGCCAAACTTCGCTCAGATTATGCCATGACTATAAAAACGCTTCGTGAGATTTTTTACGTTGACGTAGACCCCTCTGGTGCTATGTCTATAAATCTCCAGGACGGTGCTTTTGCGCCCCCCGATGAAAACGACACCGATGCCATCAAGGCTCTCGAGACCCGTACCACCCTTCTGAAGGATCTCTTCTGGAACGGCATTTACGCCCCCTCTCGCGACGGTGCCGATATCGCCGACCTCGATGAGGGGCTCGACTTCGAGTCCGAGGACGCCGAGGACGCCAAAGAAGCTCCCCCCGCAAAATAACGTACCCTCTGTGACGCGTTTAAATGCCCCAAATTTCAATTTTTATTTTCAGGGGTAGAATTCCCTACCCCAACATCTAATTTTTGAAAAATGGCCCACTATAGCGCCTCACAGCCCCTTCCTCGCCTACACGCCCCCCATATATCCGCGCCGCAGTCGTCGGCTGCGCACCCCCAGCACCCTGAGCACCCACCATTCGTCCCGCCCGCATCCCCCGCCCAAAAAAAATGTTTTATTGTTTTTGATGTATTGTTCTTGTTTATTGTATTGATGTTTTATTGTATTGATCTTGCGGGCTTTGCGGGTCCCGTCGTTTGCGTGCAGTGCCGTGCAGTGCCGGTGTTTCCGGTTTCCGGTTTCCGGTTTCCGGTTCCGGATATATCCCTGGGCATGTAAAGATATATCGCCACCTATCTACCTATCCACCTTCCCACCTATCCATCACCCCTTCCTCGCACCTACCCATATATCCCTGTCTATCTCCATCCGTCCATAACCTGCGGTCTGGTTATGCGCACGGCTCGTGACGATGCTCGTGACGGACCGATCATCCGCCATCCGATCATCCGTCATCTATCTCGATCCGCCTCTCCCCCTCTTCCTCTTTTTTATCCCGATCAAACCAATGCATCTGCGTATGCCCATCGATATCGAGAGAGAGGAAGACGTATACAGAGAGACGCGTATCTATAGAGAGACAGACACAGGGGGCACGTGTGTATTTGTGCGAGTGGGTGTGTGTGTTTATGTGGGAATGTGTGTATGACAGTCTTTTGGTAGCCTGCGCTTTGACGTGCGAGCGAGCCATGCCTGGCGAGCGAGCACGGTTGCGCGTGCGTACCACAAAACCAACAGGCTGTCGGCGACAAAAATTTTCTTAAAAAAAACGCTCTGGGTGTAGCGGGCGCCGCGGAAACAGCCGCGGCCCCCTAACCGGGTGGCGGAGCTGTAAGCGGAGCTACCCGATTTCTTTCTTTATTTATTTCTTTCTTTTGCTTCTTTTCTTTCTTTCTTTTTTCTTTCTATTTTTGGAGGGGTGGAAAGGGGGAATATGAGGGGTGATATGAAGGGGGTTATAAAGGGGTATAGGAGATCGGGGGACGCACATAGACGCACATGGAGATACGTATACACATATAGACACACAGAGCTGCACATAGACATGCATATAGGGACGCTCAAGTCTATAGAGGCATATATGCATCCGGAGATACACACGGATATATAAAACCCAAAATTTCCATATTTATCCCGATACGGTTTTACGGACAAGTATGTGAATTTTCGTTTTTATAAAAATCCGGGGAGCCCAGAATTTTCCCCAATCCAAAATTTCCATTTTCATATGGATACGAAAATATCCGTTTATGAGCATATCGGCATATATGTAAATTTCCATAAACGGACATATACGTTCATTGACAACTGAATATTGAGCTCGCTTCATTACATTCCGCTTCGCTATGTTCGCTCGGATGCTTTCGCATCCTCCTTCCCTGGTGTTTTTTCACATATTTGTATTCAAATATAGAAATATGAGGAAATATGGATAGAGATATAGAGATATAGGGAAATATAGAGAAATACAGAGATATGGGGGGATATATAGGGATAGATATATCTTCGCGCGCGCGTATACGGATAGAGAGAGAAAAAGAGCAAGAAACATAAGAAAAGTAAGAAAAGTAAGAAATTTCTTACAAGTAAGGAGAGAGCTATTTCTCTAGCAATATCAATATATATCTCCCTCTACGATTAAACACTTGTTTAATTGTTCCTATCAATACGATTAAACGAACGTTTAATTGTTCGTGTATATTTCGTTGTATTTCCAACAATATTTATCCATATTTTTCTGCATCTCGATATATCTATATCCTACAATACCTATCAACATAGTAGGTTTTATACACATAGGTAAGCACATACATTTAAACGATTAAACAAACGTTTAATTGTTCCTGGCAGCCACCCCCGCTTCGCTTCCCCCTCAAGGGGGTTCCTGGTGCATACAACTGGGAAACTGTGCAGGTCTGTCTGTCTATATCTGCACATAGGCATATCTGCATATACCCATATATACCCACCCATATCCCTGCACATAGATATACACATAGCCCCATCCCTGTATATGCCCGCTTCCAGGTATGTATATGTGTGTATGTGTATGTCTGGACATGCACACATGGCCATATAACTGCATATAGCTGCACAGATATACAGATACAGAGATGTGGAGATAGGTGCATACAGGGGCATATAATTATATATACGTGTGTGCGTATGTGCGCGTATGCGCGTATAGATATACCTGGAGATAGGGGCGCATATGCTGAGACGCGTTTAAATGGCGTTTTTTGCGATTTTTGTGTGTGGGGGTAGAGTTGGGTGTCCTCGGAAGCTAAAATTGAAATTTGGGGCATCTGAGTGCGCGAGAGAGGCATATGAGTGTGTGCGGGTGGAGGCGGATTCCCCCGGAGGGGAAAAATACCCCCGCTGAGAGGCGTTTAAATGCCCTGGAATGGGTTTTTACGGATATGTGCATATGGGTATATGTACACAGAGAAGCGGGGATAGGTGCGTGGCTGGGCGTGCGTAGGTGCGCATAGGTATGCATGAGTGTATTTATATGCGCAAATATGTGTGTAAATGTGTGTATAAATATAGAAATAAATGGGTGTAAATAGATCTAAAAATATGTAAAAATATAGAGATATATACCCCCAAAAATATGCAAAAACCGCGCAAACGCGGGAGTCGCCGTGATGGGCGTCCAAAAAAAAATGCCCCGCCCCGGTGTAAAAAACGTGCCCGCTTCTGTGTAAAAAAAGGGGCGTGTAAAAATAAAAATAAAAAAATATATATGTGTGTGCGTAGATATATAGCCCGGACGGTCCAAATTTCCAAAAAATTTTTTGTGAAAACCCGGGAGGGGCCCGGATGCGGGGCGGCGGCGCGCGGTCTTTTTTGAAAAAAATCCCCCCCTCGATAAAAAAATACTCCCCCCGGTGAATAAATGGGCGCCCGATGGGTAGATGGGGTAGCTATGTGCCTGCGTGTGTGCGTGGATTGCCTGGTTGTTTTGGTTGCTTGCTTTTCTGTCTGTCGGCGCCGGGCTATCTTCCTCGCCGACGCTGCCGAGTTACAGAGAAATAACTATTTGATCATGGTGTTAGCAGGTCGGAGAGGCTCTTTGCCGTGCGCTCTCTCGCAGTGCTTATAGATACAAAGAAAGAGCCGGAGGCCCGCCCGGGGCACATCCGACTCTAAGATCGTATCTATTTTTTTACGTTTTTATGCCTTGGTTTTACCCGGATGACGCGTGTTTAGAACACCCGTCCGCATTTAAACGCAAAGATCCACACGTATACAAGTATCACATACACGATAGCGAGTATGCCGTAGATCTTTCCTTGGCGATCCCGGTTCTTTATGCCTTCATACAGAATACTAGCTGCATAAACAACCGGACCAAGAATCAGCACTGCGAGAATCACGATAAGAGCACTCATCTTTTCTTATTTTGTCCTCCTTTCCCCATTTTGCGTGCAAAAGGCTCGGCCAGCCAGTCTCCGAACGCTTCGTAGGCCCCTAGCCCGAGCATGATTATGCACAGAATCATACCTATGAACATCATCGCGCGTTACCTCCTTCGTACGTGTGTCCGGTGTTTTGTTCCTCACTATTAATATACCACATTTTTGCCCGTTTGTCAAGCGTTTCCGGGCATTTTTTCGGTTTTTTTATCACAATTATTGCCGGGGGCGCTTCTGATATTCTCCAGATCGGTTGCCCGAGATATTTAACGTGCTCTTTCCATGTATATATCTGTTTCAGGTTCGTCACCGATGCGGGCGGTTTGACGATTTTTATTATTATATCATCCGGGGTCAGCGCGCCGTCTGTAGCTGCGCATATGTACGTCTGCAGGCGTTCCTGGGTTCGAAGCACTTCCAGCGCCCTGTACGGGAGCACTGCTGCGCTGTCTTCTTTGTTTTTTAGCGTCGACCCTGCTTCCGAGATCGCAGATCTCAAGATCTCGTAATCATAGTCCATGTCCAGCCTGATGTCCGTCGGGGCCGGATGCTTTTTTGCTTCCCGGGCTTCGAGGAATTTTATATAGCTGTTTATATACGCCCTCCCATGGTGCATGCGGCATTCGTTTGTTTCTGGGTTTCTTGGTTCTTTAGTTATGAGCTCTTCGGTGGCCGCGGCGGCGGCCTTGATCTCTTCCTCCAGAAGTTTTTCTTGTCTGCTGTTTACGAGCTCTGTGATCCTGGTGAGCTCCTCTTCCCACTCAGTTGCCTCACCTGTGACGGGTTTGTGCTCTGTGATCAGTCGGGCTATTTCCCTGATCAGCTCTGCGTTTACGCGTTTCTCGAACTTTTTCTCGGTAAGCTTGTCTTCGTTTTCCATGCTTTGTTCTCCTTATTTGTTTTTTTTGTTTTTTGTTTTTTTTAATATCTACCGTACTTTGCAAGGTGGTCCTCGAGTTTTTTCTGGTCTTTTTTACGGTTTTTCTCGCGTTCCAGGATCCCTTTGTAAGATCCGCAGGCATCCATGATCACATTCAGGTTATACGGCGAGATCCACCACCCGAAACCATTTTTGCATTTTCCCCCGCAATCGTGGCCTCGTACCCACCTATCTATCTCCACCGGAATGGAAAGCGTGCACGAGTCTGTTTTTTTTGGGGTCCTTCTGATCGTAGCACGCGTGAGCACGCCCCTGCGCGCATCTCTTCGAAAGCTTGGCGGTCCGCCCCAGCGCTGGTATTGTGTCCTGATCATGACGCGTTGTCCGGCGCCAAGCTCTGCGAGGAATTTCATGTTCTCTTTACACTCTTCTTCGCTGTTGCGATCATAATCAACTATAAACGTCATTATCTGTTTTCTCCTTTCTCAGTGTGCTTTCTCAGTGTGCGTATACAGCTGTATTGATGCCGGTTTTCCTGTAGCAGCGCCCGCACATGCTGCAGGTTATCGGAGCACCTGTTGACGTGGTGGCACGATGTCCGGATTTAAGCACGGCAGGGCAGTGCGGCGCCGCGGCCAGACGCGTGCGGTCTGCTGCGCCCAGCGTGCAGTCTTTCCGGTTTGTGTCGTCATATTCGAAGACATTTACCTTTCTCGCGGAGATCCAGGTTTTTAAGTCCGCGAGCGCTTTGTCCGCCTCCCCGTGCCACTGCGACACGTTGATCACAAAGTTTGGAGCGGTTTCCCCGTGCTTTCGCAGAAATTCCTCGAGAGCTTCGTAGTTTTTCGTGTACAGCCCGAATTGTGTTCCCGGGTATTTGCGTGCCAGCGCGTCCCACTGCTCGAGTTCGGCGCAGTCCTCGATTTCTCCGGAGACGTTGATCCGGAACATTTTTACGCCTTCTTTTGTCGTCGCGTTTTTGCGGGCTATAAATTTATCGATCTGAGACATAGCCCTGCCTTCCCGCTTCAGAAGAGTGTTACGTCCCCATGCCGGGATCACTGTCGGTGCATACCGGCGGGCAGCGTTTACGGCGTAGCACCCGTGTATAAAGCAGGCTTCGCAGTGCCCCGTGCAGGTGCCGGGGATCGAGCACAAGACTTCTCCGGATGCCGAGCGCAGCAGGTGCGCCGCATCGCCCGGGAGGGTGCTATACGTATATATGCCTGCGCCAAGCTTTGTGTTGCCTTTGGTGATGCACACGGTGTCTCCGGTTTTTCTGATGGCCTCCTCGGTGTATTTCGCGATGTTGGTTTTGTTGATTCTTTCCATGTTTGTTTCCCTTTCTGATATTATTATATCACTTTTTTGTTTGTTTGTCAAGAGTTTTTTTTTTAAATTTCTTCTACCAGGAACCAAGGTTCTCCCTCTTTGAAGAGAGCGGCCCTGGTTCCGCCCAGTGTGCGGCCCTCCTTGTCCATTGTGATGTTGACGTTTACTTTGGGTTTTACTATTTTTCCGGATCCATCGTGTTTTACGGCGATTTTTTTTGCTTCGCCGTTGGCATACATACATAACAGCGTCAGGTTTTCCCCCTCTGCTGTGTGCGGGGCTCCATCTACTTTTTTACCGTAATGAAGCAGAACTATATCGCCCGTTTGAAGCGGGAATGTCGTTCTGCTGCGATTCGGATAGATAACTGAGCAACCAATGTTAAACCTCACGAGATGATGCCTCCTTTTTATATTTATCTATCATTCGTTTTATATATTCACGCGTAATCCACCCCGCTTCAAGCGCCGGGGCTCCAGAAGCGGTTTCCACGTGAGGTCCTCCCGCATATATGGCTACATGTACGTACAGGCTGTTGTTCTTACCTAAATATGGCGTGTTTCGGTTTAGGTCGTACAGTACTTTAAGTTGTATGAATCCTCCAGATCCCTTGCCTGTTGTCTCACATACGTACTGATTTCTCCCGTGGCCATAAGTCAAAAAGTCATCTGGCACAATTCCTTTGCGTGTGTAGTCTACGATTATAATATCTCCTATTTTCGGATCTTCTTTGAGCGGTTCGTGTGTGGCTATTCCTATGAATTTCATATTGTGCCTCCTTCTGTTTTTTCCAGTCTGTTTATATATTCAGCTACGCTATCGCTGTTTCTGAATTGTATATAAGCTTTTCCACCATCTACAGTTAGATACTTACCTGTTAATTTATTTTTTACAACAAGCCAACACGCCGTTGCGTATCCCCCACCGCTTTTTGCGCGCGGTTCGATCAGCCACTTAGTATCATCAAAACCGAATCTCATTCTTCATCACTTCCTTTCTTAAACATCTAAGTTTCGTAGCGCGTACGCTTTTTCTGCTGTGCAGGTCCCGTCGTCCCAGGTTATATCATATGTTCTATCCCAGGGGGTGTCCTTGGAATACATGAACATACGTATGTGCCCTTTTATTCTTTTCTTCGCTAGAGATTGGTTCAGATATACAACCGTATCTCCGCATCTCCAGTCCTGATCGTTAAAAAATTTCATGGATACTCTTTTGCCTCCTCTTCTTCATCTATTTCCCATTCGTATTTAATGTTGGTATCATATACGATGAACCCATGCCCGGTTTTGCAGAGCCCCTCGAGGTTGTGCCGGTGGATATTTTCTTCGTCGAAGTTTATCCATAGAGCGACAAGCGGTTTTCCGCACCCCTCTGCCGATACCTCCATTGTCTTCATCACCGTCCCTTTTTCTCCATATGCAATGCTCATTGAGGGGAAACCCGTAAATACCACTCTATCTCCAGGCTTGAACCGACCCATATCTTTAAACCTCATCTATTTTCCTCCGTTCATACTTTTTTATATTTTTATAATTCGTATTTTCCCCGGTCTGACATACCATCCATGCCCGTCCTTGCAGCCGCCAAGTCCCCCGCAATCGTGCATTTTTTCGTTGGGTTCGTCCCATTTTACACCGATCCATTCATCATCTTCGTTATCATTATCTATAATGGTTCCTTCTGATCCAACTTTTAGACAGTTTTTTTGGCGACCAGTCTTTTGAAAATCGCGAGACCAAAGGCACCTCATCTATGACTTCTACACGTGCCCCCCTCGGGAACTTTTTGCAACATTCGAACTTCACGTTCTCCCCTCCTCTTCCGTGAGATTTCTAAGATTTTGTTTTGTTATATATAGTGAGTATCCAGCGTTCCATTTTACTCGTACTATATGCATGTGTTTACCTATTTCTTCAACGACTCCCAAGCTTCCTCGCACGATAGTTTTACCCATAGATGGACCCATATACATCACACGGTCTCCAGGTATCCATTGATAAATATTTGTAAACCTCACCCGTCTTCAGCCTTCTTCCATTTGTTATACCCGATGATTTTCACCGTGTCCATCCTCACATTCCATCCGTGCCCTGGATTTGCTTTTCCCCAACACGAATGGAAGTCCGGCATTTCCTTATCCCAGTTTACGTACAGAAGTTGTGGTTTCCTTTCTCCCGGTGTTACTGCAGAATCTACCACCGTACCTGTTAAATTATTTGGGACACAAATGTTGTTTATAGATTTCACTCTTGTGCCCTCTATAATTGATATTGAGAAAAATTTCATTTTATCTCCTTTCCTTTGTTTGTTTTTGTCTCTCCTCTCGCGGCGTTTCTACCTGCATCTTTTTACGTATCTTCGCAACGAGTGCTTTCTCTATGAGCCGGACGTTTTCTTTTGTCATTGCTGCTCCGCCCGCCCCCGGGAACCCGCACTCTTTCATATAGACGCCTGCTTCTGCCAGATGCATGTTTTTCGCAAACAGCGCTTTCGCTGCCACGCGCTCTCTCTCCGTGATTTCCGGATCGTTTTTTATGATTGACCACGCTTCGCGGAGCGACTCCCTGTCTTCCCGTTTCTCTCTTTCGAGTAGATTGTTCGTGTCTTCCATGCGATCAAGCATTGAGCACTCTCCCGGGCTTTCCTTTGATGCCCCGGGTTTTTCAGACCAATCACAGTCTGCATCTATCGACACGTGCTCCCTGTTTCCTGCCAGCGTCAGATGCTCCTGTATTGTTTCCAGCGACAGGCGATGCTCGAAGTATTCATACAGCTCTTTCGCCGTCGGCCATCTCCCGAGCTCTCTTTCAAGCATTGTACCCACGTGTCTGAGCAGCGCGATGCGCTCCGTTCTCCACGACGGAAGTTTTACCATGTGCGTCTCTGTGTCGAGCCCCTGTCTGATGCTCTGATTTACATCGTGCCTTGCAAAGCTTATCAGACGCACCTTCTTTTGGGGATCATATTTTTCGACACCCAACATCAATCCAACGACGGCGTTCTGGATCATATCGTCCAAGCTTGTGCTCGTTGGGGTAGCATATGTGCGTCTTTTCCAGAGTTTGGCGATCACAATCGCGTAGCGCAGATTGCTATTTATAAGTTTTTGCTTCGCGGCTTTGTCGCCTGCGCGCATTTTTTTACCGAGCTCTATTTCTTCCTCGAGAGATAACTCGGGATAGCTTTCCGCCATTCTTTGGAGTTGTTTTACTGAAAAAGAGTCCTGTTCTGTGGGCTCTTCGCCTGCGACCTCTTCCATTAAGTCCTCAAGGTCTGTTTCTTCCTCTTCGTCGAGGGCAACGTCTTCAATTATTTCTTTTGTTTTCATTGGTTCCTCCTGTTAATATATTTCCTCTGCTTTTAAAAGCAGGTTGCAAAATGCTACTATATATCCTCGGCCAGATGGTACTCTTCCACAACAGGTGTGTACACCCAGCCCGTTTGGTTTTTCCGAGAATTCGATGAACGCCCCAGATTTTTTTGTTATTTCTTTTACTTCTGCTAAGACCTTGTTTTTGTTTGTATCGCCCCAGTAATATACTTTCATACCGACATATACCTCATCCCAGCTTTCCACCGCATCTCCAGGGCGATATTTTATAATGTTTGTGAACTTCATTTCTCTCCTCCTGTGAACATTATAACACATAGATATGTGTTTGTCAATAGGTATTTTTAAAATTTTTTTCGCAAGTCTGTCGACACAACCCAGTAGCCATGTCCCTTTTCACAGAGCCCACCACAGTTGTGTTTGCGCCAATCTACTTTGTCCCAGCATACTCCGATACTGCAACCGTTATCGATACACACAACAGTGCCTTCTTCTCCATATTTCACCATACCGCTACGTGAATATGTGTATACGACTCTGTCGCCGGGCGCAAACTTTTTGTTGGTGAAAGGAAAATTCACTCTTATTCCTCCTTTATTATTTCCATATCTCTGGGCAACACCCACCACCCATGGTGCCGATCGGTGAGCCCCGAACATTCGTGGCGGAGTTTGTTTTCCTCATCCCACCGCACGGCGATATTACCATATTCATCACGACATATCACTGTCCCGACCTCCCCGTTTTTCAGTGGTTCGCTACCTCTTCCGGTGAATCTAACCCTAGTTCCTTTTGAAAAATAGTTAAATTTCATTTGGTGCACCACCCGCAGTTATAATATTTTTTTCACGCTCGGGTAGAGTACGACCCACCCGTGTTTGTCTTTGCACCCTGCAAGGGGATATTTTCTCGGGTCTTCTTTATCCCAACATACATCCAATTCCGTATATCCTGGTTTGCGACGTACGCCAAGAACAGTGCCCGTTTCTCCGCAGTTTAACACCATGCTTCCTTTAAGTATATATTTTACTCTGTCACCTACCTGTATATCTCCAGATGCAAAAAATGTCATTTTTCTCCTCCTTTTTATATTCGTATGACTTCATCGTCACGAACATACCATCCATGCCCATACTCGCAGGTTCCCTTGCAGTCGTGGCGTGCATCTTTTTTCTTCTCCCATTGCACACCAAGAAAGACAGACCCGCGTGCCCCGTTTCTAATGATATTTGTTATGATGCCGGTTTCGTTCAATTCCATCTCGCTCAGAGCGCATATTCTGTATTGATAAAATCTTACTTTTTCTCCGACATGAAACGAGAAATCAAACTTCATTCTTCTCACCTCTCTCGTATTTCGCTGAGTAGATCCCAGTTTCCCCGTGTCACGATCCACCCCCTTTTTGACGGTACGCGGCCGTTGCACGTGTGGGTTCCCATCTTACTTGTCACCTCCCCTTCGTCGAGTTCAATTGCGCAGCATATTACTTTAAGAAATTCATCGCGGTATTCGGGTTCCACCACTGTTCCACAAACACAGCCATTGTGACCATTGTAGACAACTCTCATTCCTTTCCTTGGAGGGTAGGAAGCCTCCAAGGTTCGTATGATCCTGAAACTGTTTCCCAGTTTAAATTTCATGTACATACCTCCTTATCTTAATGCACACAATGCGTGATATCTGGGCTGTATGCTTCTTGCATCAACTTTGCCCTTCATCGCCGCAGCCCATTTCTTCAGAAAGCCCTGAATATCGAACTTTTTATCATACACCGCGTACCCACTCAGCTCGTAAGCTCTCGCTATGTCTTCTTCGTTGGGATTGAGGTTACCGTAGCAGTGCACCTGTCTGATCTCCCCGTCATGCACTATTTCCACAGTGAAGAACGGATGATCAGGCATATCGCTTCTTCTCAGGAACATGATGTTGTCTTTGCCACCGATAATTGCATCCACATATCCACCGACGCAGTGATGCAGGATTGCACCCTCGTCTTTGAGTTCGTGTACACTCTTCGGTGCAACAATCTGCAGTCCACTCTTCGGATCGGCCCATTCCAGCGGCTGCACACGTTTCACTGCTTCCTCGAACAGTGCGTTCTGGCTTTCATCTCTGTAGAAGCTGACCCAGTATGCAGCGTCGTCGTGCAGGAACTGTACATTTTCTTTGGGATTCATGTGAACCAACACACCAGCGAGACGCATTGTTACCCCGTCTTCACCCAGCGTCCACTGTTCACTGAGATCGCCGCGTTTAAGTGCATCCTGATATTTTGTTCTATACGCTTCCAGGAAGTCTCTCTGGGTCATAACTTCCGTTCTCCATGTATATCTTCTGTCACGCATGCCTTCCACAAACGGAATGAAGCGTCTGGCTTTTTCCGGACGTATAGGATAACGTTTTTCCGAGAAGATTTCTTCTGCGGATCCAGTGCCCGCTGCTTCCAGCATTTCCTGTGTTTTCTTCAGAGACGCTCTGGATCTCAGGTAATCTACATACGTTTCGATACCGGCATTGCGATACGTGTAGTTGATTTTCGGATCCGGTGCGCTTGCGTATGCTTCACACAAGGATATGATTTGTTTGACACCAGCTTTATCGTCGCCCCCGACAGCTTCCCGTACAACATCGGTGATGGTGTCCCACTGAACCGGGCACTTACCGCTGCTGAGTTTCAGAATTCTCGTGAAAGTATCGTCGTCTACGTCGCATATCGGCGCACCGAGTGCTTTCTCAACTCCGAAAAGCCGAGGAAGATCTCTCACGAAATATTTGGCGTCTGCACGCATATGGCTCGTCGGAGAATTCTTGATGGCGGCCTCGTCATCCAGACGTCTGAGCTGGTTCATACGCAGACCGAACATTTTCTTAAGGTTCTTCTGTTTTCCATGGAAGCTCAGGCAGGCGTATCGATTGGGCAGTGTTTTCTTGTCAAGATTGCAAAAATGCTTATCTGTATCATTGTCCATCATATCTTCCAGCATACAGAAGTACAGATTGAAAAGCTTAGATTTCAGCAACTGCTCCATTACAGGCATACCTGTCGACACAAGTATCTCGAGGGCGAGAACACCGATGTTTTTATTAGATAACTCATCATATACCGAAACAAGCTTATCTTGACTTTTACCGTTTCTCCACCCGCCGCGCTGATGGAAGGTTTTTACATCTCTCGAAACATTGTCCAGAATCCAGGCGATGTTTGTTCCTTCGAAGAGTTCGCGCGGAGTCAGCCCATCTTTGATTATGGTGTGGATTCTCTTTGCGGCGTCAGAAGAGTCCCTGGTGAGCGAAAGTTTGCTCGTAATATAGTTCAGACTCGGGATCGGGAATTCCCAGTTTTCATACGTATCATATTCCGCCATGAAACGCTTCCTGGTTTTGACGTTGAAGGAGAAGACTTTCTTCTTCCCATTATCTCCGTACCACCAATCACCCATGCCGTTACTGCTGCTCGGGAGCACAAGTACGATTTCGTCGCCTTCACGGGCCCAGAGACGAGTATTGGCGTACTTATTACGGTCTGTTTCTTCCCATTCATCTTTGAAGAGCGCTGCCAGTCGAGCTGCGTGCTCTTCTCTGGTCTCTTTATCTGCGCTAGCCGACTTTTTCGGAAGAGGTTTTTTAACCGGCATCTCAAAAGACAGCCACTGGAAGAGATCGCGCAGAGAGTTCAGGGTTATTTCTCCTTCGGGGGCGATAATACGATTTTTGCGGCAGAACATGGAACGAAGTACTTTGTTCTCTGGATCGTCTGTCCGAAGAAAGTTATTCACCAGTGTACGGGTTTCCTTGGAAAATGAGTTATTTCTGCTGCTGAGGTTGTCTGCAAAAACAACACGACGAGAGAGGTCCGTAGAGGTGAGGTAGTCGCACGAGCTAAGCATATAGCTCATATTATTAGCTTTGTAAGGACGCGCAAGTGCTTTAATCTCCTCTTCGGTTTCTACGAACGTTACTTTTCCCGTAGACCCGGGTCTAACAAGTCCGGTCCGGTTGCTTACAGGAGCCAACCAGTCATTCAAACGAGGGGCACTGTTCGTGATAACGAAATATTTACGCTTTTTACTGTCTCCTTCGCCGTAATCAACCGCCTGAACCGCGACGCACGTACGATCTTTATAGATACGCACCTCACTGTCTGCGATGTACTGGTATCCCTCTTCACGACTCCAGCTGCGAGGGCCACAACTGTCCAGATAATGCTGTTCAGGTCTGGCTTCCTGGTAGTTTTTAACACGGCTGAAGATCGCGGGGCTCCACGAGCTGCTGCGGAAAACTTTCAGGCCCAGATAATCTCCGGCGTTATAAAGTGAATATCCCGTCGGGCGCCATTGCTGCCCAATAAGGATGCATTCTTCTTTTTTGTGATCACCAGGCAGGTGTAATACTCCTGCGGGGGTTTCCATAGCGCACGGAATTTTGCTCCAGTCAGTTCCTCTGTTCAGATTGATCGCGTTGATTTTCATTACTTAGTACCTCCAAGTGTTTTATTAATAATTTCTTTGATTGTGGTGAAGAAGTTTTCTTTAATGAGAAAGTCGATGATTGTGATTTTTTGTTCGTCTGACAAACTTATCAGCTCGTCAAAGACATACTCTGCGTTAGCGATATGGTGAATTGCCCATATATATCTCGGATCATTGATCGGGAGATATTTTTCCCACGCATTCAACAACTGGATATAATCACCCAGAAGTCTGAAAGATGCGTTTATTTTTGCGGTTCGTATTTCCTGCTGTTTTTGCAGCTGGGCCCGCCTCTGCAGTTCTTTGCGTACCACTGTATACGAAGAGGCGCGGTCATTAACCGTCACGCCGAACTCTTTCGCAAGATACAGAGCTGCTTGATTTACAGTAACTCCCAGTATTTTAGCAGCATACGCAATCCCGTCGATTCGTTTGCCACAGCCGAAACAGTATGCATGATCGTTGTAAACTTTCATACTCGGCGTTTTCTCATTATGAAAAGGACACTCGCAAAATCCAGAACGATTGATCACGCCTCCCAGATGCTCTATAACATTGACCATCGGGATTGTTTTGATTAACTCGAACGAAATATAGGTAGTTTCCATACTATCTTCCTTTCTTTTTACTTTTTGCAAGGTATTTGCTCCATCGCTCCCCGTATTTCTGCCAGAAAACCAATAAATCTTCAGGAAGGTCACCAGGGATTCCTTCCGGTAATGGTTTCTTCTCAGCAGGGGCGCTAGCGGTGGCTTTTGCGATTTTCCTTGGAGCAAGAATATTGTCTTTTTGAATTTCCAGAGCAGTAGTCACCCATTTAGGGATGTCTTCTTCTTTTCTGGCGTCCACCACCCAGATTTTGGTGGTTTGGGGACCAGAGGCCCCCATCCCAACCATATATTTCATTTCTTGCCCGCGTTCGAGCTTGATTCGTTCTGGATTGTGCATTAGATAATCGTATGTTTTGGCGCTAGGGGACGTGGAAAATTTTACAGTCAGAATTACACTCATACTTTTTTCTCCTCATTTTTTTATTTCTTTTTACCCGAGGCCTTATATTCTTCGCTGACAGCCTTGATACATTCTTCTGCCTCGGGAATCAGCGGCGAAGCGATCACAGGGGCCTTGAAAATACCGTTAATCATAACGGCAGTTTCATAGACCGGAGCGATGTTGGGGTATGCTTTTGCCATTTTTGTTTTGTCGTATTCATACTTGTTTGCGACATAGTATGAAGCACGAATATCTTCGCACACCTCATCGAGGGTGTTGCCTTCTACCTGGCATTCGAGATCGCGGATTTTAATGGTTTTAGTAAACATAGTCTTTTTCTCCTTTTATATTATATTATTATAATTATTTCGAACCGGGGATAGATATCAGATCTTCTCCCGAATCACACAGATGCCAGCCAGACTTGATCAGCTTGTTGCACATGCACCCGGCATTTCCCGGCAGCGCATAAAGCTTCTTCGTGTCGGTGCTTTTCTTGAACATCTTCATGGTTTCGAGAAAAGCGGGATTGCCGTCGATGGCCAGGAATCTATCGCCGATAGATACCAGACGTTCGCGGGCTGTTACTTCGTCTTCTACGAAGTTCGATACCAGATCGCCCACTTCCGGCGAATTGATATAGGTGGTGATGCCGTTTCCATCTGCGTATCCATGTGCTATACCATAGCGACGCAGCATTTTACTGATCGAGCCATCTTCTACCACCAGAAGTTTGTTTTTGGGGTTGAGCGTCTCAAGGCTTCCCGTATATACAAGCACATACGGCGGACGACGAAACTTTGTGAGCCATGTCGGATAGAGTTTTGTAGAAGTGAGATCTAAGATCGTCACCACCTGCGCGTCAGGGGTCTTTTCAAGAATGGCTTTTCTCCACTCTTCAAGGGTTGCCTGCATAGTTGCTACAGGGGGCAGTTCTTCTTTTTCTGACAGCGCCTGCTGGATTTCTTCCCAGTTACCTTTTTTGGTGGCGTAGAAATAGAGAAGAGTGTTGAGGGGATTAAAGTCTTCGAATTTGATTTCACTAAGTTTCATGTTTGTTTTCCTTTCTTATTTAGAAATTGTGATTTTAAAAGTGCTTGTGAAGTGCCCAATGATTTCGTCTGAGTAGAAGATTCCTTCGGGTATTCCATAGCCCGTACTGGCGTCATAGAAACTTTTAAAGTATTCCGTATCGCCCTCGAACTCCGCGGTCGTTTCTACCTGTGATTCCGCGCGGGCCGTGCATCCCGAATATTCCAGAACAGTGTTAACGGCATCGTCAACCTCCCAGGAAAACTGTTCTGCATCGCCGCTGGCGGTTACATATTCTTCGAGTAAAGGGCCATATCCGGTAAAAGAATCAGCGTAGATTTCCTCACCCCGCCCATATCTTTCCCCCTCCTCAGGATCTACAAACACCGAGGCTTCCACCTCTGTGTGTCCTTCGATAACGATTTTATCATCTTCTATGGAGACCACGGGGAAAGCAGAATCAAAAATCATATTTTTTCCTTCGCTGAGGGTTTGGCAAATACGTTCGATTACACCGTAGGGTATAATCATGTCTTCAGAGCTGTATTTTAACTCAAGAAGAGTGGGGTCCTCCAAGGAAGACCCCTTATCTTTCCATATTTGGAAAAGTTCCGATGCTTTCATTCTTTCTTTACTCCTTTCTTTGGTGTGGTTTTGCGTATTTTTGTGATCTCGACGGGGGACTTGCTGCAATATCCTTTTAGGGTATCGGGGAGTGTGCCTGCGTCGAAGTCTTCTTCGAGGCGCTTTTTGTCTAGCAAGACAGATATCTTTTTATACTTATCGGGAACGACGGTGGAAAGAACGTCTTTATCAGACATATCCTTCGACACCTCGAAGCATGTATCAACGTCTTTGTAGACAGTTGCGGTTACGACATCTCCGAGTTTTGTGGTGATTTCTACGGCTATCTTTCCTTCTTTGTCGTCGATAAGCGATCTTGCTGACAAGTTGTCCACAATATCTTCGTATCGTGTTGCGCGCAGCATTTGTTTGACGTGGTCATTGAGATTTTTAAGCGCCGCGATCTGGTCTTCCAGAATCACAGTCGCTGCGATCATTTCCTCAGGCACCACGCTTTCCGCAGCAATGATTTTTGCTAAGGAAATATCCTTTTCATTGACTTGCACAATCTGTGCCGTTGCTCTCATGTTTATTCCTCCTTTTTAATAAAGAAAGGACCGATTATGCAAATCGGTCCAATATCTTTCTGGCGGCTTCGTCTTTATCCGCCTTGTCGTCTTCCTCGGCAGCGCCGCCGGTGGCCTCAAAGAGATCGTCGAAATCGAGCGTGACCTTCACGGTCTTTTCTTCCGCAAAGTCATACAGTTCGTAAATACCGCGAATCTGTTCGACGATTTCCTTGCTCTGCTTAAACGCCTGCAACTTTTCGCTGTTGTCGTTATCGGTCGACAGATCGTTCAGATACTGAGCAGAGATCGCAGCGGTGAATTCATCGAGGCTGCGTTTCTTCTGGAGAATATTGTCGCAGAGTCTCTGCGCATTTCTGATCGAGAACTTGACATTTTCATGCCATTTGCTGCTTCCAGCCTCTTTCTCGATCACTGCGCCGAAGTCATACAGTTTACCGAAGAAGTCGGAACTGAGCTCATGCCCGAGCCCCTTCGAATACTTTCTTGCGCGATCGGTGAACTGCACTCTGGTGAGCGCCGGAACGTCGATCTTCGGGAACCTGTTCTTCAGAGCCACATTCAGCGTTTCGGTTCCTTCATAACCCGGGTTCATGGTCATATAAACCACAAAGTTGGGATGTCTGTTGTAAACCTTACCGTTCACGGTAACGCGCTGAGTTCCGTCGGTGAATTCGTTCAGTTTTGCATTGACACCAGGCTGGCCATAGTTGATTTCTTCTATGACAAGCTGATATCCTTCGTGGAACGCCTTGAGAAGCGGGCCTTCTACGAATTTCCACTTGCCGCCGTCTACGGATTCGTTCGGCACATACATGCCAACGAGGTCCTCCACCGAGGTGCCGTAGGTAATCTGAAGATTCAGCAGCGGTGCGCCTGCGCGATTTGCCAGGATTCTTGCCGCGAAAGATTTACCAGTTCCAGTCGGCCCCTCGAAGATGATACCGTTAGATTTACCAGATTCGATTGCTTCATAAGCAATTTTGGTTTCCAGAGGCAGACTCTCGTAGGTTGCGCCGACTTTTTCCAGCTCTGCAGCATCTTCGTCGAACATTCTGCGATTTTCGGGATCTTTCAAAAGCTCCGAATAATCGCGCTTTTCGAAAGTCGTAGCAAGCTTCTTTTCTACTACATCATAACCCTCCTTTTCGAGAATTTCTTTTATGTTCTCGGGAACGGTATTGACAGCGCCAGAGCTTTTAACGTAGCCGATGACGCTCATGCTGTGTTCGGGTGCTTTTCTGCTTATCGGTTTAAATTGATATACGCCCTTAAAGAGCTTCGCTTCGTTTATGGCTTCGATGATTGTGGTCAGTGCTTCGTAATCATCGATATCGTATTTATCGGGATCGATATACGCGAACGCGGACCCCTTGATCTTGACATAAGGGACGAAAAGATTTTTGTCTTTTGCGGTTACGACGAGAAGATACTGATCGGATTCACCGAGACGAGCGAGGGTGAGGATACCATTGGCAGCAGCTTTGATAACATTGAAAGTTCTAGACATAGTTTTAAATCTCCTTAAAATTTAATTATTTTTGTATTTTTGTTTATTTTTGTTGATAAAAATATGCAATTATATCGCATATTCGCTGAGTGTATCGATAAGATATTGCGGAAGCTCTCTTTCAAGCTCTTCCATTGAACCGAAAAGTTTGTGTCTCGGATAAATACTTGCAACTTCAGAACACATTATACCGAGACCGATGACGATGATACCATCATCCTCGATTTGTCTTATAATGCGCTTCAGGGAGTCTCGGCTGCCGGTGGTTGCACCATCGCACAGCACCATCAAGATTTTTGTCTTGTGGTTGACTCTCTGGAATCTCTTCCAAATATAGAAGAGATTGATTTCTTCAGAGTTACCTGCGAATGTCGGGATATATTTATCTGAGTGCAGTCGATCAATTGTCGACGAGGAGTTGATTCCGAAATACGGCTTTGCTTTCTCAAATTCGTCTTCGAAATCTTTTTCAATGATAGTTATACATGTGCCAGTATAACTATCACACGTTTTTGTGAAACAACTTGCACAGAAGGGCACCTTTGCCCAATCGCACGCTTGTGCCATGGTCAAGATGCCTTTTGCACATACGCGGGACTTGCTTCCGCTCATTGAACCGGAATTATCTCCAAGCAGCCAGAAAGCTGCGTCGGTGTCACGACCTTTACTCACCGGCTGTTTGAAAAGTTTAAGATCACATCCATCGCGCATTTCATCTTGCATTGCGCGACGAAGGTTGACTTTTCCTTTCGTAAAGCCTTCTTGCATTCTGGGACGTGTCCTGCCTTTGAACAGTGTCAAGAATTTCGACACGTCTTGAGCCGCCGGAGAAACTTTCTCAAGTTCTTCATCGAGCTCGTCGATCAAGGCGCCGTCATACGTATATTCGTCTTTTGCAATAACGAATTCATGATCATCACCATCGTGAATTTCGTCATTGAAGACTTCGTCGGTGATTTCATCGTCGGCTTCAAAATCCGGCATGGGCGCGGATTTGTCCTCTTCGTCTTCGCTGCTAGACGCAGATTTTTCTTCTTTCTCTTCTGCGTCTTCTGCGTCCTTGTCACCTTCTTTGGGTTTTCCACCCCCGTCTTCGGCGCCTTCTACTTTTCCAGTGTCACTAGCGGGAGACCCGAGTTTTTCATCCAAGTCTTTCCCTGTTACACCACTTTCGCTACTAGGTATTCCACCTTCTGCAGGGAGCGATCCGGATTTCTTTTCTTTTGCCGGAGGTTCTTCCATTTCCCATTTTATTTCTGGGATATTTTCGAACATCCACTCACCCAGAGCAACTGTTGCTTTAAGTCGCTCTGTGGCGTCCGCGGTCATTAAGACCGCTTGTAGTTTAGGCACAAATTCGGTTTTGTGTGCCTCAAACACCGCATTGGTCTCTTTGATTGCGGATTTGCCGCATCTTAACAACAACAAGAGATATTGCATAAAGTTACCAGCATTTGCACCAGTATCTTTATATCTCTCCGCCTGTGGTGCGAATAGGCTGTTTATTGTGAAATCAAAGAACCGTCTCGGCGAAACATCGTAAGGACGATTCTTTTTATAGTAGAGAACCATGTTTTCTTCAACAACATAGTCTTCTATTATATTGAATAAGTTGTGCAAGATCCCTCTCTTTGAGGGGTCTTTATATTCCACGATATCTTTGCTCACCATATCTGTAAACAGATTATGACCCATTTCGTGGAGATTCAACCCCATGATCGCCTTTATTGATGGCGAAAACAGGGTTTTCATCACCGCTTTTTCGGTGATTGTGTCAGGCAGTCCAGCGATTTGTTTTACCAGGCCGCCACCCAGCACGACACGACGCGTACTGGGGTCCCCGCGCTCAAGGCTTGTGTAAGCACCTGAGCCGCGAGTATCGAAGGTTACCTTGATCTTTTTCCCGGGACCAATCAAGATATTGTTTAGCGTGAAGATGTGATCGCGCATCGGCACGCCGGTTGAAATTTCATAGTACTGATAAAGGGTACCGAGAAATTTCGTGATTCGGATTGTTTTCATACTTTTTCCTCCTTATCCGATTGAAATTATATTTTTTACCGCGATAGTGTACACCAATGAGGGTGTACTTACCGCAGGTTTTTTCGCCGCATATCTCGCGAGCTTCTCTGCCTTTTTCAGCGCCGTCGCGATTTCCGGAGTAACCGGAGAAACCTCTGTTATTTTTCCGGTCTTTTTGTTTTCAGAATAGTAGGATGTTTTCGTCTCCCACTTTTTCCCCGTGTGTATATTTTTTGCAAAAGCGTTATAACACATTAATAACGTGTTACCGTTTTTGCATTGAATAATGAAGGGATGTTCTGGATCGTGCGTTTTCGTTTCGAAAATTCTAGAACTTTTCGCGACGGTTGCCCCTTTTACCGCATCGCTGATTTTTCTGCTTAACATAGTCGCATACCGAGCAGGGATGACCTCTCGTTTTTGTTCCGAAAAATCTTTATATGCAAAATTTGCATCTAAAATTTCCGAGGGGGTTGTCGCATTGCAGATCTGTTCAGTCCATTTAATTGTGGGCTGGTTTTTGTAGTTAAGTTTGAAACGCACAAGCATTTCTTTAACTACATACAGATCCGTGTCTGCATCGAGGGGCACCGGCGCACCCCCAATCCAGCGGATTTTCGTGAATGCACCGGGATGAACGGCGCTCACTTTTTTAATGATTTCTTCTTTGCTCAAAGTTTTCATAGTTTTTCCTCCTTTAAATCTTTATATACAGGCAGGTAGTCTGCCCATCTTTTATCGTAGCTATCTGGTCTGAATAGCCACATAAGTATACTCGACTCATCATCGCCGTCGCGGTAAAGAACATATTCATCATCAAACTCGTCGTGCGACCTTTTTCCACCTACGATAGATGAGTCATATGTTTCTACACGCCCGTCTTTGTATTTTACAGTGGCGATTTCATCACCACTTAATACTTTGATTTGTATACTTTTCAGTTTTTCTAACCCCTTTTTTGTAATATCAACGCCCGTATCATAACGGGCATTGTTGTATGCCAACAAAGACAACGTTGTTAGGCTGATTGTTTTTGCAGATATTTCTTTAAACATAAATTGCATTTTTATCCTCCTTTTTATGCCCCTGTTTCTGCACGGAAAGTGGGCAAAATTGTTTTTTTATTCTCTTTTTTTAAAATCCCAAAGTTTGATTTCGTAGTTTTTCATTTTATACTCTCCTTATATATTATTTGAATCTTTCTAATATTATACTCTCTTTTTCTTCATCCGTAAGTGCTATCCACGTTGTTATCATCTTGCTTAAGATGTCTCTGTGTTTTTCTTCTCCACAGAATGCAAACGCATAGGGACCAATTTTGACTTTCTTTTCGTCAAATTTCGGCGGAATTAATTTATGGCAACCGCTGAAAGCTTTCATTCCTATTTCTTTGAGTTTGCTTTTTTCTTCTATCTCAATTGCTTCGAGATTTTCGCATCCTGCGAAGGCCTCTCCTCTAATTTCTTCAACGTTTTTCGAAATTCTGATTGTGGTTAATTGATCGCAATTTTCGAAGGCGCCGCCGCCGATAATTTTTACTTTGTTAAATTCAACCTTTTTTATCGGCAACCCCGCACAAGCGTCGATCCCTATGCCTTTTATATCTGTAGGAATTTTATTCGCCTTATCTCCGGCAGCGCCGATTAATATTTTTGTTTTCTTCGTAACTATCCAATTGTTATTTACATAATAATTAGGATTTTTCGGTGAAATGATTATTTCTTTAATTCTGCTGTTTCCACTGCGTCCTCTGAAGGCAGCGGGAGAAATGTTTTTTGCTTTTGCTCCCAAAGTGATCGCCGTCACCGCAGTGCCAGCAAATACTCGCGCACCAATCGTAACTAGATTTTGCGGCATTATCATTGGCCCCTTGAGACTTTTACATTTCGCAAAAGCATTCCTTCCGATAAATTTGAGACCTTTCCCCCAGTTAATTGTTTTTAGCTTAGTGCATCCCCAGAACGCTTCCTCGTCTATGCCTTCAACACTATCCGGGATGGTGATGTCTAAAAGGCCAGTGCAATCGTGGAATGCAGCATAATTAATATTTTTTACGCCATTGGGGATAAACACATATTGTATTTCGGGGTGGTCTGCGAACGCCCCTTCTCCTATTTGCGTTATTCCTTCGGGGAGATATAAGTTGTTTGGACAGTATTTTCCTTCAGAAGGATGAATTCCTGTAAGGATTTTTTCACCATGGTCATACATAACATTAAATTTCATTTTTGTTTCTCCTTTTCTTTTTTTATTATTTTTATTATTATGCGTGCCACACGCGTACAACGTGACGTACACGCGGTTTTTCTTCTGGCAACGCCGCTAGTATACGCGCAGCATGAAGCGCATATTTCACAGTGTCGCTCCACACCTGGTTTTCCAGATGTGTGACGAGACGCGTATAAGCGCCTATTTCTGCGAGGTTCCTCGCCTCTTTCGCCCAGGCGGCCTTCTTTGTGTAAAGAAGTTCGGCAAGGGCGTCTTTCGCGTCCTCTTTCAGTTCGTATGCTGCTTTGGGCGCCACATATCCCCTTGGAATTTGCGTGTTTACAAGTTTGATGATTTTTGCGTTATTCATCGTTATTCCTCCTTATTAAAATTATTTTTTTATTTTAATTAAACATTTCTTTATCAATCCACTCAAGAATTTGAGCGGATTTTTTATAAACTATTTTACTTTTTGGTTTGAAAGACCAAATCATTGTTTTTTTACCTGTATCAACAGAAAACGTTATTTTTTTCTGCTGATTGTAGAATGTCGGGATTTCTCCGTTGCAGGAGAACCCTGCTTTTTTCGCCGCTTTTATGCACCTTAAAATATTTGCTTTGGGTTCGTACATGGTTATTTTCCTCCTTTTTTATTATTTATTTTCCCAACTGGGAATTTTTTGTTTATTTTTCTTTCAAGCCATTCTGTGGCTCTAAGAATTACGTATGCAGCTATCGCTGCACATACACAGATTGCTACGAGTAAAACGATCATTTTTCTTTCCTCCTTAGTCTGTTTAGTGTTTTATTTTTATTTTAAGGAATGGTGCATCCGCCGGTATATTAATAAATCTTTTTCCGGTTCCAGTTGGCGGTGTAACACTACTGTCGGTAATGGCCACACTTTCAAGAGCCTCACAGCCGAGGAACACATTGTCGCCCATATTCCTGACTGCTTCGGCCGGGATGGTTACACTCTTGAGAGCGCCGCAATAGGCGAACGCACTATCGCCTATCCACGCGACACCGTTGCCTATAATTACGTTCTTGAGGCTGCTGCAGCCCCAGAATGCATTGTCACCTATCCACGTGACACTGTCGGGGACTATTATGCTTTGAAGGCGGCGGTAATGGCGGTAGTTGGCGAATGCATCATCGCCTATGCCTGTAACTTTAAACCCCTCTATTACGGGCGGGATGTTCAGCTTTTCGCACTCGAGCGTGTCTATGCCGGTAACGGTGCAAGTCCCGTCGCCGTCATTGATTTCATAAGCAAAGCCTTCGGCGTAACGCGTGGGGGCTTCTTGAGCTTCTGCATCCTCCAAAAAGACGGGGGTGTAGTCGCATCCTTTGAGTTCGTTGGTGTTGATGTTTTTCATGTCTTCCTTTCTCCGGGGGATCCCGGCACTCGGATTTGATTTTTAAGTAGACTTTGCTACTCCGGGTGTCTGCGGTATGACCACCGCTTCGGTTTTTGAACCGATTCCCGTCCACGTCATGCGTAGACAGGAATCGAGGCAAAAGCCTCGATGTGGTTTATTCTGCGTCTTCCGTAAAAAGATCACGAAGCGCAGATGTCAATTCAACGGCTTCCTCTTTCGAGTAGCCGTCTTTTTCGAGCATCATCTTTTCGATGATGTCGATATATTCGTTAACAGTCATCTTTTTCTCCTCCTTTTCTTTATTGTTATATCCGTCCATTTCTGCATTGCAATGAATACAAAACGACGGAAGGACGTCCTTCTCTTTATTGGGGAAGGGCGGTTTTCCACAATTGGAGCAGACACATACTCCATCTTTCAATTTATATTTTGCCATTTTTATTCTCCTTTCTTTTAGCTTAATTTGATTAATAATGAGTTTTCGCCTTGCGGGCATTTTATTATTTTTCCTTTAGAATTGATATAAAGATATAAAAAGCTATCTTCATCCCAATCATTTTTGGGGTAAAACATATCCTGAAAAACAAAGACATAGTCGTTGTCTTCTTGAATATGATTAATATATTTGAAACCGTTCGACAGTTCCACTGGTTTTCTTGATAAGAAATTATATCTTTTAGCATAACGATATAATTCAAACCATCTATTTATAAAGATGGTTTCTCCGTCTTTTCCTCGCGGAGAATAGGTATAAATGCGATTTTTGGTTATGATTTTAATTGCGTCGATTGTCCCGTGTTCATCGTGATCAATATCGACGAATTTTATTTTCTCTGCCAAGAAAGGCTGTATTGTTTTTTTAAGCATTTTTCTACCATCTTTGGTCAACACGACAACTTCATAGTCGTATTTGTCATACCAGCGTATAGAAAAGAAATTTTTGTTTTCTTTTCTGCTGATTTTATGCGGGTCATAGTTGTCCCGCCCTTGGTTTTGTGCGATTGTTTTAATAATGCTTTCAAAAGGGATCTTCTCCCAGTTGTTTTGTTTCATTTTATTTTCCTCCTTTTTATAACATATACTATGCCTGAGCATATGCCAATGCCGAGGCAGATATATATTACCGTTTGTACGCTCCCGGACGTTCCGAGAGTTATGGTTTTATGGCAGTGCGGACACCGCCATATTTCTGCGCCCTCGTTTGCGCCATGGCCGGGGATCTCTTTTACCAGTTCCCAGCTTTCCCCGCAATGGGGGCATTCGCCATTGTTCCAGCGACGACCGTCTTGCGTCGCCACAGACACAATAAATGCGATAATAAGAATTAGAACGATAATAATTGCAATAATTTTTTTCATGGTTTTTCCTCCTTTTATTATATTAAATTTTTTATTCTCAGACCTCCTCGTACCCCTTCTCCGCGACGCGGACGCGGATATATTCGTCCGTGCCGTTTCTCCATGCCCCGAATGTGTCGCCTTCCTTCAGGGCGTTGAGGTCTGCTTCGCGCATGTTCGCGGAGCAGATTACTGTTTTTTCGTCCACCGCGCCGAAGATATACGGCGGGGCGACGTGGTCCTTCATTGTTACAAATACATTAATCATGGCTTTCCTTTCTGCACTAACGGCCTAGTTGCTTTTGTAGATTAATTCGTGGGTGTCCGCGTTGCGGACTTCGAACCGATATGCACCATGAATTTTTTGATCAAAATCATGAAATTGCTTTTTTGCTTCTTCGATGCTATCAACTCTGCCGCCGCCAGATGCTCGACAAGCAAACCAATAATAAATGAACATTTTTTTCTTTCTCCCCCTTATCCCTGGGGGTCCAGGAATTTTTTATGTGCCCCTCTGCGGAGTTGCACCGCTTCAGGGCATGAAGACCGCGGCCCGAGAGCTGCTCCCGTTGTGGCGGCGGTCTTGTGTTGGTCCTACGGGTTCGAGCGTAGGCGCACCGCGCCAGGTGTTACTGGCGGCCGGTCTTTTAGGGGATCCCGGACCCCGCGTGGATTGCGGCGTTTCGTGCCTTAACGTCCGGAGGCGCTCCTCCGGAGAGAGTGGTTTGCCTTCAGGTCACACAAGGGCCCGGGTGTGTTTCGTACACCAACGTCCCAGAACGCCCACTGGGAAGGAGTTGTTTTTGCTTACAGGTCCGCAACAGGAGGGGCTGGGCTTGCGCGGGAGCCACCCTATAGCTGCTCTGACCAGCTATATCGACTCGCAGTACTCCACATCCCTTTTGCCATAGAAATGTGGCTGCTGCCATCAGCCCGTAGTTTGCGCTGTGTCTACGGACAGGAGGATTTAGTGTTCTCGCTTCTTGTAGCGCTGGTGACGCTACGTAGCCTCGTATGCGTTGATCGGACCATCTGTGTGACCTCCCAGACTTAACCATATATACACCACTATAAGGTCAAAGGTGCATATACGACCAGGGCTGTCCTTACCACCCAGGAGATTTCCCGTTTTTCCCCTTATTTTTCGTGAGAGTGACTCATTACTCAATATGGGGATTAACAGAAAATATTTTTTTCATGGCTCAATCGCCACGAGGGGCTCCCACCCCCAAGTATATAAAACCCAAATTTACATTTTTTAAATATAAATCTGGTATATTTTATAATACTCATGGTCATCCAGCTATCTCGCTTTCTCTCTCTATCTCTATCTCGTCATATCTGCCTATTTATCCCCCTATATCTCTCTCTCTATATCAAATTTGACAAATAAAAAAGACCGATATATCTCTATATCGATCTCTCCCTATATAAAAATCGATATACACATATCCGTAGATACACATATATCGATCTCTATCTTTATCTATAATTCTCTCTCAATATCTCTCTGGCTTGCTATATGTCTTTATCCACATCTTTATCTGTACACATAAATCCGCTTTTCTCGAAATGTTTACATCTTACGGGACAAATTTTTCCAGTCCTTAAGCACATTTGTTTTTCTGCCCAATAACATTTGCAGGTTTCGCAATTATTTTCCATATTCATATACCTCGTTGCACCAGATGTCTGTGTCGTCGTCCCAGACGAGTCCGTACCCGCCTGTGTCCACGTGTACGTTTCGAAATATATCTTTATCCATATTTTTAGCTATATCCATAGCGTCATATGTCTTTATGGATCCGTCTTTAAATTTAACTTTGATCATGTGTGTGTCTATAACTTCAGCCATATCTATTTTATGAAACATATCAGCAAAACTCCCTGTCTGTAAATTCATATCCGTATTTATCGGTGGTATACTCGGAAGCATATTTGCCCCCTCCGTATTCAAGGTGGGATATGGGGACCTCGTCGGGACAATCCGGATCGAAGAAGAGGGAGCCCGGATCGTTGTTGGCGGGTTCGGGGGGCTGGACTCCTTTTATGCCTCCGTTGTGTTTGAGAACGCGTTCGACGAACTGTGCGTATGTATAGGTGGTGCCGTATTCGTCGTAGATTATCACGTCGGGATGGGTGAGGAAGCGATAGTAATCATCCATGGAATCTATTACACCCGGATAACGTTGGAAGAGGGGAAGCCAACCGGCGGAAGTTTTGGCCACGTGGACTTCATATCCCCAGCGGGGGGTGTCGGTACACGTGTAGGCGTATTCAAGGGGGTGAACAAGTTCTTTGTTTTGGGTGGAGAAGTAAAAATTTGTACCCATGGTTTAGTGCTCCTCTGTATCTGTGTTCTTCCCTGCCCCTTCCTCTGCCTCTGGGACGGGGATGGGGATGGGGGTGTATTTTTCTATGATTTTTTCTGGATGGTTAAGGCCATAGAGCTTTATTATTTGCATCCAAGTGGACACCATGGATGTGTCACCGTAACCGTGAGAGGTGAGCGCTTGGAGATATTTTTTCGGGGATTTGCCGAGTGCCGAGGTGTAGAGGGGTGATGTCGTCACGAGGGTGATATAATCATCCAGGGAGGCCGCGATGGAGGGATAGGCGCGAAAGAGGTCGGTTGCACCGCGGGAAACGGCGAGGGAATAAGAAGCGTAAGTTTTTTTGGTGGCACGGGAATAGACTGCACCTTTCCAGGCTGGACCGGCACGAATGCCAAAGAGGTTGTTTGTAGCACGGTACACGCCGTATCGGCCTGCGCCTCCTTCGGTATATGCTTGGGCAAGGATTGCCGGGATCGGGAGGCGGGATGTATCGAGAGTGGTTGCGGAAAGGGCGTCGAGAATATCGGCAAAAAAGAGGAAGGCATCGGTGCGGGAGATAGACGCGGTGGGATCGGTGGCGTTGTAGATGTGCACGTATATCGTCGAAGCGGGGGTGGAGGCAGGGGCGCCAACAACCGTGACTGTGAGTGTCTCACCGTAACGGGGAGGGATATATGACTTGAGAGAGATGTCTGTGTTCGTGTCGGCAGGGGTGTTAGCGTCTTCGGTATCTGCTGTGTGCGTCTCCTCCTGGGGCTCAGTCGAGGGAAGGGGGAGAATCACCGCGTTTTGAGAGTACCAGAGCGAAATGTCTAATTTCGAGTTTTCGGGGGAAAATTGAAATAGTACTATTTCTAAAGAGGGTATATTGCCCGCGGGTGTGGAGGGTGGCAGAGGGACGAGGAGGGGTGTTTCTATTGCCTCTGTTTCTGCCGTTGCTGCTGTTTCTGTTTGACAGGAAGTGGGGGTTAGAAGGACAAACCCGAGAAGTAATATAAAAAGACAGATTAAAACAGATAACTCAATTTGGTCGCTATATTTATGTTTCATGATAAATTTATGGTTGTTTATATTATGTTGTTTCTGTGTTGCACTTATTACTGCTCTACATTTTTGTCTTGTACGGGGGTGGAGGCATATTCCTCAATAAAATATGTATCAATAAGATAATCATAAAGTTTCCCTGCGTTGGAAATCGGGATTTCGCGACCGGAAGAGTCAACAACATCACCGGGGTTATAATTGCGCCCGAAATCCAAATCGTAACAGAAATAATCAATTATTGATTCATCGCGATCTATGTTAAACATAACATGAATCACGTCAAGGAAAAGTGTTTCGTGATCAATATTAGGAAAAAAGTTAACGGGGGCGGTGCTGGGAGAAAGGCGATCGAGAGCATCATTAAGTTTCGAATAGACACCAGAACGATCGCGCATGGCATTCATAATGCGGATAAACTCCTCGCGCGAAAGAATATTTTTAGGAAGCTCCCCCGGGGGGTTATCCTCTAACGGTGAGGGGTAGCCAAATTCATACATGGGTGTAGAAGTAGTTTTTGTCATATTAATTAATTATTCACCTTGTTTTTGTTTTTCAAGAATCTCTGTAAGTCCCGAGGGAGAAAGCTCAGAAAGCGTCACAAAAGGATTGTCTGGGGATCCTGGTGGAAGTTGATCGTTTAACCAGGAAATCGTGAAACAGGGGATGGGCTGGTTAGAACCGACAACGCGCATATCCAGGGAACAGAGTGTATGAAGTTTTGTGGTCAGGCGCTCCTGTGTGGGGGCGGAAAGACGCGAAACACCGGCAAGGTGGAAAATATTCTTTTTATCATAGCGCACCCAGCCGGTGGGGTGATAGTCTTTACGGTAAAACACAACGAAAGCAAGGAGGAGCGCCTTTAGACGTGGAAGATCGGGGTCCGTGGGAATGTCAGCGGAAAGAACTGCGGACATTTCGCAGAAACGCTTGTAATCCTCACAGGAAAGAGTAATTTTGGGGGCAAAATGACGCACCTCTTCCCCTATCGCGGAAGCAACCAGGTCATCGAGAAGTGCCTCTTTAAAAGAGGGGGAAGAAAAAGAGTCGTAAAGACGTGTGGCTATAGACCCAGCTACGGGGTTCTTGGGAAATTTGTAGGTAGAGTGGAGGAAGTTCGTAAATTGTTGTTCTATTTCCATGCGAAGTCGGGGGGGAGAAGAGAAGACCCCGCGTTTATATATCTCATAGAGAGATTGAATTTCTTCGGGATAGAGCTTTAAAAACTTTTTATTATTTTTAATCAATATCGGTTCGTTCTTCATTTACGAGATCTTCACCTCCTTCTGTGTCTGTGTCTGTGTCTGTGTCTGTGTCTGTGTTCTGGTGCGGTATTTCTTCGAGGATATAAAACTCACCCAAGTATTCTATCGTGGCGCCGGGAATATACTCGGCGGTGCGAATAGGACAAAATGTCTTTCCTTGGGGAATAAGGGCTACAATCTGATCTTCCAACACGCTCCACGCAAACCCCCAGTTAAAATTTGTATATTTAGGCGCAAGAAGCGAACAATAATAGAGGAATTCTTTGCCCGAAATCTTTGCTGTGGAGAGCGCGGATTGCAGATCAGTAATTATACTGTCATATATCGTGGTACGCAACTCTGCAAAATCCTCAGCGGATGTCGGGGTCGGGAGCGCGGTCAGGATATTCTCTAAATGCCTAATTGACATTTTTGTGGAAAATTCCTGATACATTTTTTTAACTATATCATAGCGCTCTGCGGTGAAAGAGAACTCGTCGGCGAATGTGGGAAGCATTGATTTTGCAGGAGTTTTGGCGCGAGTGGTGGGGTCTTTTGAAAACTTAATATCAAAATTAACATTTTCAAATTCACGGCAAAGACGGTTCATGGTGCAGGGGGCCGTGATAAGCGGAGAATATTTTTGATATCGGCGTATCAAGTTTTTCTCTTCTTCGGTTTTGTCTTCTTTCTTGAGGAGCTTTTTAAACTTAATACCAAACATGTCACGACTTATTTGATTATATGAGGCTTCAAATTGTTTGAAGCGCTGATTTAATTCAGGATAGAGGTAGCGAAAGAAATATGGTTTTTTAGAAACAACCATGGCATTTTGGCGCATCTTGGCCATTATCTCTTCTTGGGTATCGGTAGATTCAATTTTTGTGATTTGCCGCCACTCTTTTGGGAGAGAAGGTTTGTCGGCGCCTTTAATACGGTCGATTTCTTGCCCGACTATTTCTCGAAGAAGTTTTATACGCATCATTATTTCTGCGTATTGATCTTCGTGTCCTGGTTTGTCAAAGATCGCAGCCATTGCATACAGAATCGTGGCAGTGTTAGAAAAACCCCCAACGCCGGTACCAAACCCCTTCATTACGGTTTTGGTGATGTTTGCGGTTGTAATTTTTTCTGGGGTAGCAAGACCTTTTTCATAGGTGATTATGTTGTGTTCTTTATGGGAACCTTTTATAAACTGAGCATTATCTGTAGAAAGAACGATATCACCGTCGTAATCACTGTCCGAGTGTCTGAAACAACTGGTATCATAGATACTGTATATAATCCCCGAGGGAAGATGTTGGTACCAACGATTCATAGATTCGGTCGGTTGGGCGACCGTGATGGGATTATGCTCAGAAATATCAATCATTGGAGAGCGGCAAGTGTCAATAATTTGACCATTTTTACCGCGGTCTATCCAGAATTTAGAATAAATCTCGTCTTTTTTAAGCAGTCCGACCGGGGGGAGCCCAAGAGCGGACTCACACTGGGCCACGGGGTCTGCAATCATAAATTGATAATTTCCGTGTATCCAAATTTTGCCCAATTTGGCGCGATTTATTGTCTCTGCTATGCTTTTATATATTTTTTGACGCACAAAAGTATCTTTAAGAAAATCAATGTTTTTAACTATTGCTTTCATTGCGGGAGTCTGTGCGGTAGTATAAATACTTGAATATTCAATTCCCGGGTCTTTGCCACCAAAAGCATATAACAAGGCGTATGCAGGATCGCCGGAACAAATTTGTTGTATCCAACGAACGGTTGGCGCTATAAGTAACTGAATATCTTCTTCTGTTAATGTAAGTGCCTGTATATACTGATAGTTGGATAAAACATATTCTTCGTCTTTCTTTTTGTTGTATCTTGCGACACCCCAGTGTATATTTCCCTTTGCAGCATAAGAAGAATATTCTTGCCAGGATGAATAATATTTGTGTGTCTTAAATTGTGACTCAGACAAAAGCACGTCAATTTCGTCGATGTCATATTCTTTTCCCCATTTATCGCGAATGGTAGAAATTCCATGGGAGTGTGCGAAGTCACGAAAATCAAAAGTTGCAAGATTACCCTTAATAAAACATGAGCGTGCCACAAAAGAACAGGGTACAAAAGAAAGATCCATGTCCTGAGCCCACAGTTTGGCAAATTCCGGATCGATTAACCCTTGACCATCTGCGCAGTTGAGCTCTATATCCATTTTGCGCTCTTCAATATACCCCTTCCCGTTTTCATCATGGAGAACAAAATCAACGGGTTCTTGTTTAAGTGTATTATAGAAATCCTTGATTACACAAACTCGGGGAGTTCTAACCCAAAGAATCGAAGAAAAGGCCAGGGCAAAGTAAGCACTATACTTTGCCAAAACAAACATTTGAGTTTTTTCGTCAAGACCACAATTTAATGTTTTAGTGATATCGTGGTAATATTTTTCGTTGATGAATGTAGCAGTATTGCGACGTATTTGGCCGCTGCCTGAACACAGATATACATAATGAACGCCATTAAGATTGAAACCCTTTGTGCGAAATTCATGGAAATCGGTTTTTTTTCCGTCAATTACGACGTTAACAATATCAGAAACAAAAAGAACCTCGGATATTCTTTGTTCAAGTACATGGGCTTCCTTGTATTGGCCTTGTTTTTTGTAATAATGAACCGTATTGCGTAATTTTGTTACATAAGAGAATAGTTCTCTGTGATCACGATAATCATTGTGCATATACCGAAGTTGTTGAAAAACCAGGTTGTCACCTATTGAAACGACATTACCTTCTTTTATTCCACGACTTCGAGTGTAATTCTCGATATTGCAGTTGTTCTATACTAGGAAAGTTGCCGGAAGCTTAAATATTTGATATAAATTTTGAACAATTGCCACTTATATGAGCCTCCGTATTTGTGTGATATTAAAGGGTCAATACCTCAATGTGCTAGACCAGAAAATTTAAGACAGTATCAATTTCTTCGAAAGACTTGCAAAAATATCTATTGATACTCATGTCGTCAGAATATTTTTTAGTATCGGGGTTTATATATGCATTTACACCAAAAGGATCGTGATAAATAATATAAATATTTCTACGGGGTTTTTTACAATTATTACACACTACGGCGAACACATTCGACGGAATATCATATACAAGAATTTGCACCGCGTGTTTCGCAAAAAGCTCCGTGTATTTGTCTGTTATCATATTAAGTTGTTCCTATAAATTTTGTTGCTGTGTCACTTGATTTCTGGTCACTCCTGTAGTTAAGTATCGGGGAAGTTTTTCCCCTCGATATTAATATATGTGGTTTTTAAGAGAAATCAAGGGAAAATGCGAAAAAGATGGGGTGCGAAGGCGAGGATGCGTAGCAGACTCGGGGTGGCCCCGGGAGGACGGCAATTGGGTGAGCGAGCGAAGCGAGGAGGGGGAGAAAAACTTTCTTTTTGTATATATACGTAGTATATATATTTTTCTTTATAAAGTAGGAGTAGTTATAATAAATATAATAAAATAAATAAGTTATATTAAAGTTAAAGTAATAGTAATAAAAAGTATTGAAATTACTTGATATTCGTAAAAAACCATATAAGTATAAGTATGAGTATATCAGGGTATACTGGTATATAGGAGTGTGTATATGATAATAGACTGGGTTAAAAACAGTAAAGAAATACAAAAAACAAAGAGGCTGCGCGTAGAAGAGCCCTGCGATCGTAAGGTATCCTTTAAGTAGGAAATTGTGTACGTCTAGTATTTGTTGGACGTTTGTGGATATGATCGAGATCAGTGTTTTAAAGCGTGGAAACAAATAAAGAATGGTACGGCCGCGAAATTTAAAGGGGACCCCGAGGCGCAGAAGATTGAATTTTTGATTATTTGGCGTAAAATTGGCAATGATCAGTTCAGGAAACCTCACTATACGAAATCGGTCGGGCCTATTAAAATATTTCAAGAAGAAATTGATTTTTTAAATAATCTTGATGCCCCCTTGTGGATGAAGTAGTACTGGGGCGCGCTTCTGTTTTATTATAAATTTGCAGTGTAGATTTATGAGCGTGTGTTTAAAACGTCTACCGTGAATGCTTGGTGTGTTCAGCATAGTGAATATAAGAAAAAAAATTACGGTGGAAAGTGTTAGGATTGTCTTGCCGAGAAAGTACTGGCTCTTAAGAAATAGGGGATCGAAATTTTACAAAACTCTCTAATTCTAAGCGCCGGTGATCGTTGGCCTGCTTTTGTCCCGGCGTTTTGTGTAAATAATGGATGTCTTGTTAAAGAGTTTTAGGACATAAATCAAATTGATAGTTTTATTAGTTTTATACAACCGACAAGTAGGGCTTGCCCACAATGCGGGGCATTATTTAAACTATCTTCATACAGAAAGACAAATTTGTGCCCGCAGTGTTATCAGGTGTATAGACGTAATTAGAAACGCCTAAACAAAAGGAAACAGCGCTCTGGCGTTATTTAAAAAAACAAATGTCGACAGGAAAAGGGCAATTACAATATATGGATAAGGGAGAAATAAAAAATAGATTTCATTTAAGCGGCAAGAGCCGAAACCCCTTGAAATTACTAGATTTTTTGAAATACAAGGAAACAAGGAGACATATGCATGACCGTAAAAGAATTTTGGGAAATCATTGATGCCATAGATATTGATTCCAGAGAGGAAGCGCGTTATACCGAAGACGAAATGTATAAAATTGGGTGTTCGTTTATTGAAATGAACAATGCCCAAAAACGAGAAATCGGTGGCTGGGACAGGTTAGTAGAAATACTGCAACCCTTGGATAAAAATGGCGACGTGATGAAAAAAGGTGACACCTTCCGCCAATGGGTGAAGGGGCGTCGTTACTCGAAAGACGAGATGGTTCACAACGAAAAGATGCTTTCGGGTGCCACAATAGACAAAATTAGTTTTGTCGAATTTAAAGATAAAACCGAGAAACTCAAAAGCGAGTTATACAAGCAAGAGGTAAAAACTCGAGACGTTCTTAATAGTTATCGGAAGACACTACGTTCTGAGGCGAGGGTCGAATCTATTAAAGATTTAATTGAACGATCCGTCACCGCTCTTCCCCCGCTTCCTGAAGTTGAACCAGGAGTTGCGCGGATTGGCGCGGAGGATTCCCCGGCCGAGGCGGTCATGCTTTTATCCGATATGCACATAGGCATGACGATTGATAATTTTGCCAACACTTATAACAAAGAAGTGGCTAGGGCTCGTTTAGCTGCCTATGTAGATGAAGTTATCACTTTGTGTCATGCCAACAACGTTGTTCGTTTAAATGTATGTAATTTAAACGATCTGGTTCATGGAGCCATACACTTAACCGCACGCATTGAAGAGGAAGAGGACGTTATCACTCAAATTATGCTAGCTTCTGAAATGTTGGCCGAGGCTTTAAATAAATTGCAAGCGGCGGCGCCAGAAGTTATTTATAGAAGTGTTACGGACAACCATAGTCGACTGATGCCCTCGTTTAAAGAACACATTGAGAAAGAGTCTTTGGCTCGTTTAATAGATTTTTATGTTGAGCCGCGTCTCTCCGGGAGTTCGATTATATTTGCCAAAGATAATTTAGACTATGATATTTCTAAAATTGATCTATTAAACGGCAAAATCATGATTTGTGCGCACGGTCACCGTGATAATATAAATACGATTATACAAGGGTATATGGGTGCGCTTAGACAATATGTAAATTATGTCTGTGTTGGTCATTATCATGAAACCAAAATGAAGGGCTTCCAGGGAGCAAAAGTTTTTGTAAACGGTAGCCTGTGTGGTCCTGATAGTTTTGCAATATCAAAACGTCTTTTCGGAGACCCCGAACAAACCTTGTTAATATTTAAAGGACGCACGCTTAGTCAGCACGTTATTTCGTTCGCAGATATTTGATTTAAGCGGTTGTGAAAGGAGGTGGGCAGCGTGCCCGGACATAAGAAAACCAGGGATAGGGTGACTTCTCAAGAAGACGCCTTTATAAAAAATATGGAACAGCTCGCTGCCGGAGGCTCCGAAGAGGTAGATTTTGAAGAAAAAGAGCGTGACACGGAATACGGTAAGCTTTTTGAAAAGTACAAGCACAGACACGAAGACGCGTTGTTTGAATATTGCTTTTTACACAATCTTTTTTTTGATAATACGTTGATCTAGTCTGTAATTGCAACTAATTAGCGTGCAGACGTCCCCGTAGACCTCGAAGATCATTTGGGAGAGCTCTATCAGTCGGCTTTAGAACAGGATATAGAATTGAAAGATAAAACTTTCTTTTCTCAATTAAGAAGAGAAAATTTCGAACAGGTCTATTCCGTGGAGCGCATAAATGAAGATTACGACGAGGAAACAAACAAAAATAGACTTGCTGTAATAGACATTCTTGCTTATGATCCATTTTTGTCGGATGATAAAGATGATCGTCCATAGCTTTACAGAGATATGGCAGGAATGTTGACAGAAAATATGCGCAAAGACGTTGCGAAAGCCAAGGCAGCTCTTTCTATTGTTAGAAGTTATAATAACTTAGAAAAATATCAGAAAAAAATTAATGATATTATGAAAACTGGCGAGGTAACTGAAGAAACATAGAAAACTTTAGACCAGTTGATAAAAATACAGAAAACCCTGCAAGATAATATTAACACAACCGCCGAGAAAAACGCTTTTACTGTAAAAGGCGTTGGCTCAAACGGTAAGGGTATGTTGTCCGACGTTATGAATCAAATTGAGGAACGGGGTATTGATGAGGGTATCACTAATTTTTATGATATCGAAACTTCGAAGTCTATAGAGGAAGTTGCCAACATAAGTTTCCGCGCCCAACTAAATTAGGTGAATTTATCGAAGACTGATTATGCAGATATTTTAACAGCTTAGTGTAAAATGGTGCGCGAAGCATAGCAAATTGCTAGAGAGTCAAGAGAGGCTCTCCGTATAGCCAAAGAAAAAATCGTTAAACAACAATTGCTCAAAGAGCTTGAAAAAGAATATCGTAAAAAGGGTATCTCAGAAAAAGAAATTGAGCAATTTATTTAGCGAGAATACCATCTTTATGACGGTAATGGTTAATAAAGAGGCGCAGCTATGATAAGTGTATATAAGAAAAAAGCTTCTAATAATTTGACTCTTCGTGATTATGAAGCGTTAAAGAAATATATATAGTTAATCTAGTGGGGGCGAAAAAATCCCGTTCAATTTATTGAACTTGTTTTTCAAATTACCCTAATGGATTATCAAAAATGGCTTATTGCCGAGTCTTGGACCAAAGAATACGTCGTTTGGGCTTGTTCTAGAAACTCGGGTAAGTCTTTTTTGGTTGGTTGTTTTTTAATGGCTAGAGATTTACTGTTTCCCAAATTATAGACACAGATTATCTCTGAAAACTGGACAACAGCTAACGATACTTTTAAAAAAATGGAAGATATCGCTATTGGTAACATTAAAACCATTGTAGCGAACAACACTGTGTTTGTAGATGAGTTAAAACGCACCAAAAGTGATAGCGAGGGGTTCGTCCACGATTTTAAAGCGGGAAACCGTTGCGAGCTTGAAAACGGATCAAAAATTAATGCTATCGCAGGTTCTTCGCGGTCTGCACGCGGTAGGCGTTCTAACGTCAACGTTTATGACGAAGCCGGTTTCATATCGGGGGATACGTTCGACCTGACGGAACCTTATATGTCTTAGACTTCTGAGTTTAAGCTGGGCGGCGCCTTTGACGCTGAGGTTTATCCTCTTGACATTCCTAACATTCGTTTATATATTGGGTCTGCTTCTGATACCGGATCGTATTTTTATTAGAAATACAAAGACGGTACTAAACAGATGCTGGCCGGTGATTCTAGGTACTTTGTGGCTGATATTAGCTGCGAGATACCAAAAGCCCCCACGGTCAACGGGCACCCGGTCACCCCTCTGCTTTCTTAGGCAGAAATTGATCGTAAAATGCGAGAGAACGAAATAGCGGCCCGGCGCGAGTATTACAACATTTTTGATAACTTTAATGTCGAAGATTGTGTTGTGTCGCGTTCGGATATCTTTGCAAACACCGAGGTGTTTGTTCCCAGCACATCTTGGGGCGGCCGAAAACACAAGTACATCATTGCATACGACCCTGCAAGTAAGGTGGATAATGCCCCCGTGCTTGTTATGGACGTCTTTAGAAATGAAGAAGAACAGATATGTGGTCGATGCATACACATGGAAAACCTTGTGGTAACTTATGGCGATGGTTCGAAACGCCCAATGCGCGTTGAAGAACAAGTCGACCGTATTCGAGAAATGCTTTGGGAATATAACGGAAGAGAAAATATAATTCCCTATGAAAACGTTACTGTACTTTTGGATGGTGGTAGCGGTGGTTAGGCATCCGCGATTGCCCAAGAGCTGGCCAAAGATTGGACTGATAAATAGGGTAAAACCCACCCGGGTATTTATGACGAGAACAATGACTATTCAACACGCTGGGCAGAGCCTTATCAACGTTGTGTTGCGGGGACATTAAAGATAGTTGAACCGCGTAAATATAGGAACGCGCTATTTGAGGCGGCGAAGCTCCTTACTCCGCAGGGAGGAATAAAATTTGCTCCCCCTTGTCCGCGTCATGATATTCTTGTCCTCGAAGACGGAACCGAACGCAAGTTATCTAAGGCCGAACAAGCATCTTTGATACAAATGGATCTTATGCGTGAGGAAATTACGGCTATTATTCGTATGAAATCTCCTACCTCGGGAAATATTACTTATTAGTTGCCCCCCGAAAAACGCAACATTATGCACGATGACCGTGCGTATGTTTTTGTGCTTGCTTGTTGGGAGATACGCAATCTACGCGAACAAGATGAGTTTGGCGATGGCGTGGAATTAAATTATGGCGATTTCTTTTCCTAGTCTCGAGACACCCATAACGGTGCCGACACTCCGTGGTTCGATAATATTCGACGTGCAGAAGGAGGGTGTCACAGGCAAACTTCGCCCTTTTCGGGATCGTCTCCTTTTATTAATAAAGGACAGAAAGCAAATTTTAAAATTCAGTAATATCGAAGCAAAAGGAGAAAGGTATGATTTGTTGTAAAATAATATCTAATTTTAACGATGGAACCGTTAGTGTTGCGAAAGTTTTAAAAACTTTCGGTTCTTTAGGCTGGTTAATTTGGGATGGGCAATATATATTTTTTGCTAATGTTGACTCCTATGAAGTGGACGAGTCTAAGGTACGTTATTTATTAAAAAAGAATGGCGTTAAATCTTTTTATATTCAAATTTACGACAAGAATACCGATCTTCGAGAAAAAGAAGATATTAACGCTTGGATTTTAGATAAACTTATAAAAATAAACTACAAAACATACGAAGACCACTCTTAGGAGGTTTTTCGTAATATATCTAAGGGGTTAGATATGCTGGACGCAGAAATAAAACGCGTTGCGTAGCAATAGGCCCTTGATCAAAATAATATTAAAACGGAGGAGGCTGAGTGTATTGAGCAAGAAAAAACTTGAACCTTCAGAGGACATTAGCCAGGTTAAAAAACTCGGCCGTCCCAAAAAAAGCGAGATCGACGAAGTGGTCGACGAAAAAACGCAAGAAAGACTCGATATGGAAGATGCACAGGAGCATATATCCATTGAAGACCTTACGCGTAGGTGGAACACAACTTTCCAACACATGGCGATGTTGGGAGGGAGCTCAGAAATTGGAGCCATTGCAGATAAATGGAATAAATTAAATCCCTTTTTGCAAAACCAGAGGATTAAAGATATTTATTCTCGCGCAAAAAAGTTTAACAAAGTCAATATCGCTGAGTTTTTAGAGAGCCCTGGTAACCACGAACATGAATTAAGGAGTCTGGCTTGGGCCAATTCAAGTTCTCAATCTATATATTATAATATATTGAGACGTTCGTGTGATATACCGAATTTTCATTATTTTATAGTGCCTGATCTCCTTTCTGAGGAGGGGGCCTACTCCAAAGAAGATTTCGAGCAAGAGGATGCACTTGTGTAGAATTGGTTCGAAACCTTTGGGGTTCCTGGGACTTTAAAAACTATTTCAATGGAAGTAAAACGCGAAGGTAAGTCTAGTTATTTGCTGCGTAATAAATTTACGGGCACGGGGAAAAACAAAAAAACTGCTTTTTGTACTTTCCAAAAAATGCCCACCGACTGGGTTAAAATTACAGGTAGGGGGCTTTTGGGTTTTACCATATCTTTTGATATGATGTATTTTTTAAATATCGCCAATTCCCCGAGTGATTTTGGTGAGTTTATTGAGGCCGCTTGGGCGGATATGGTTGAAACAGGGGTGGTAATTAAAGGTGCGGGGGATAGTAAATATACCTTTAACCTTGAAAAAGCCTCGTCATATGCTTTTAAGTACAAAGACGAAACCTATCCGTCTACTATTGAAATTATCAAAAAAGGGCGTCAAGAAAATTATATGTTCTGGTTACGTATGCCATTTGATATTTGTTACACTTTTGGCAGCGACAATTCGTAGCCCTGGGTGGCCCCCGATACTATGGGGTTAATGTTAAAGCTTCAAGAGTTGACAGACTATGGTCAACTTGCCGGATTAATTGCCAGTACGCCATTAACGGCGGTGTTAACCGGAGAAATAGAAACTATTTCGTAGCCTCGTGCGGGCAAAAATGAATCCGTGTTTAGCCCAGAAGTGTTGCGTGGATATATGGATCAATTTAATAGTGCGACTTCAACTAATGTCGAGGCGTGGTTGTTCCCGGCGAAAAATCTGAAGTTACAACAGCTTTCTGCCGATGTTAATTCTTCTGATATAGTTAACAACGCTACTCGTAATTTCATAACTTCGGCAGGTGAAGGTGGCCTTACAATCACAACAGATAAGCCAAATGTGGCACAAGTAACTGTCGCAAAACAATTAGCCGCTTCTCAGCAAAGATATGTGACCCTTCAATTCGAACGTGTTTTTAATTTTATTCTTTAGCACAAGCTTGGTTTAAAATATCAATGGAAAATTCGTATTTGGGGTGACATTTTCAATAACGATAATGATAAAAAATATCTAAAAGAAATCGTGGCCAATGGTAACATTGCACTTCTTCCCAAACTCATGTCCGCGGAAGGAATCTCGATGCGCGACACAAAGGCCATAACAGAGTATATTAAAACCCTGGGATTCTACGAAGACTTTATGACGTACACGATGCTTAAAAACGCAGAGCTCGGCGTCGAGCAAGCCGAAGAAGATGATGGATCTGGCTCAGGAGAGGTGGGGCGGCCGTCAATTGATGACGGAAACGTTGAGAATGATGCCACCGCTGCGAGCAAGGCACGGGGAGATAATATTGCGGACAATCGAGAGTAATATTTTTGGGGGGATATAATTATGCGTATGTCTAGAGATTCATACGAAGGTATGAATAAACTTGTCGCGATGCTTTTTGACGCAAACGCGGTTATTGATAATCTTGCGTATAGTCTGGATTATCATTATTATAATAGAATTGCTGAAGTTGTTCATCACTATGTGGCGCACGCTATGCCGGCTTTGGCAGACGAGGTGTCTGATCAAATGTTGAAGCTTTCCGCCAGACCTGTAAGGTATCCGATCGGCGGTTATTCGACAGATTATGAGGAACCTGTTGATGTTTTTAAAGCGCTCGTAGAAACACTTGGTAATTTAAGACAATATGTACGTGAATTAATTGAAGTCGCCGACTTAAATGATGACGACGAAGTCAGAATTTTTGCGGAAGAATTTTTAATGAAATTATTAGACTACGTAAAGCAGAGCGAAGAGTGGCTTGATGCTGCTGGTAAGATGGATGCGAACAAATTAAATGTACATATTAAGAAATATACCCACTTCATTAATATCGATGATGATTGAGTGATGGGGGTATAAGAAAATGGAATGGCTTTAGATTGTATCTTTAGTTGTGTCTGTTCTCAGCCTTTCAACAGTAAGTAGTCTCGTTTGGAAAGATCTTCATGATAAAAAAGTTGCGAACAGCCAGCATGTGAAAGAACTGAAACAAAAAGAGTCTGCAGAGTAGATTCGTAATATTATTGCCGAAGAGGTCAAACCGATATGTGACAAAATGGATTATATTAACGATCGTTTGGAAAAAATTGGCAATGGCACATTATCGACGCTGCGTAACGATATTTTACGTTGTTACTATGATTGTCTCGGTAAGGGGTACAGAAATGACTATGATTACGAGAATTTGCACGATTTATATGATTCCTATGATGAATTAAACGGCAACTCTTTCGTGTCCGATATTATGTCCCGGTTTGATGCTCTGCCGACCAAAGAACAATTTTTAAAACAAAAGGGGGGCACTGAAGGTAGTGGCAAATAATAATACCAGACTTTTTCTGGAAGTTGACGCCGACCAAATCAGCGTCACTCAATTATTAAAAAAAGATTTTCTTGAATTGCAAATGCGCGCTATTAGCAGCGCCAACCCCAACCGAAACGGTTCCTGGTTTACAAAAGAGTCTATGGAAAGATCCATTGGTACTTTTGTTAATAAGCCTATTTTGGGATATTTCAAACAGGGCGACTTCGTTTCCCATAATGGGGAGTGGAAGGTAGACGGCGAAACAGACCTTCCCTATTTTGATACCTGGGACACCGAAGGTGAGAGAATACTTGGGATCATTCGTGAATCTGACGAGCGTAAAATTATACAGGGATCCGATGGTTTATATTGGATTACCTTTACATGCGCGCTCTGGTCTCAGTATAATTTTAAGCAAGTAAAAAGATTAATTAAAGATGCTCGCCGTGCAAAGAAAAATGGCGGCCCCGCAAAAAACATTTCTGTTGAGGTAGATATACTCGATTATGAAATGCTTGAAAACGGTGTAATGAAAATCAATGAGTTTGAGCTTATTGGTGTTACAATTTTAGGTTCCAGGAACGGTATAAAAGTTGAGCCTGGAATAGAAAATGCAGAATTGTCGGTAGTGGATGTAATGGGCAGAGAGCTTTACGATAGGCAAGTCCAGGCCTTGCGTTTGGCTTATGAAAAACTCGATAACTCTACCGAAGTTAAGAAGGAGAAAAATATGGAAGAAGTTCTTAATTCCACAGAGGAATTTGAACAAAACGTTGCAACTGAAGAAGTTGTGACGGATACCTCCATCTCTGAAACCTCTGATTCTTCTACGGAGAATTTCGAGGACACTTGTTCTGAGACCGAGGGCGCTTCTTGTGAATGCGGCGCTGCCGTGGAAGCAGAGGAAGCCTGCGGCGAAGAAAGAACCGACGAGTGTGGAGGAAAATGTGAAGAGGTTTGCCCTGATTGCGGTAAAGCTCCTTGCGAATGCGAAGAAAAAGCCGTTGAGTGCGGCGGTAGACACGAAGCTATAGACGCAGAGCCTTGCGAGGAAAAAGAGACCATACGTGAAGAAAATTCTTGTGAAGAGTGTGAAGAATGTGAGCACGCTCCGATGAGAGATGTAGCTTGGCTCATATCTTCTTTTGACTGGCAAGACGGTGATATCGCGGAATGCTTAGAATATTACCAGAATGCGCCGGAAGAGATTGAGAATCGTGAATATATTATTAATGTATTAAGTCGTTCGCTTAATTCTGTGCGCGGTATCCTTGCAGACTTAACTAATCTTGCTGCTGTTATCGCGGAGGGTTAGGTTGATGATGAAAAGCTTGCCTATGAAAGTAAGCTGCAGCAGTATCCGGATCACTATGCTCTTATAAAAGCTTACGAGAAGCTCGAGGGTGAAAAGGCCGTAATTGAAAACGAACTTCAGTCTGCTTCTGAAATAATTGCAAAATTTGAGCATGCGGAATTTGTGGCCTCTGCCAAGAAGTTAATTGCTTCGTCGAAAATATCTTCTGAAAGTGCAACTGAATTTACTCAAAGGTGCGAAAGCGGAGAAATTAATTCTCTTGATGATTTGCGCGTAAAGGTTGCTATGGCGCTTCTTGAGCAAAACATGGCTACCGCGCCCGAACAAGTCCAGGAGGAAGAGACAGACGGTGCTTCTGAAATGTCATTTAGCGCACCAATCTCAACCCCCGACACCAATTCCGTCTTTTCCAAAAAAGAAGATTCCAAGAAAGCCTCTGCTAGCTCTTGGGATCGCCTGCGTGATTACGCAAATAGATAACCTTGTTAAGACAGAGACGTCGCTCTATCGATATCGCCGAAGTCGATCCTGCGATAGATCTAGTTTTATATATACGTTAAACCAAAAATTAATTTACATTTAAAAGGAGAATTAAACTATGGCTAATGTTTTTAAAAGAGGTAAGATGCTTAGTGGCGTTGCCGATTCTTACCTGACTAACGTTGTTGCTGACGTAGAACTCCCCGATGGCGCTCTCGTCGTCTGTGGCGATCTTGCTCCTAACACCGTTTATGATCCTGCTGGTCTGGACGGTCTTGAATATGACACTTATATCGTTGCTGCCCCCGCGGCTGCTACCGATGAAGTTGTCATTGTTGACTACGCTGGCATTTCTGAAGGCGCTATTGCCGATAATGTTTACAAAATGGGCAACAAGCTCTATGGTCTGAAGGTTCCTGCTGGTACCATAGCTAGAGCTCGTAGACTTGCTCTTCACGACAAATACTGGATAGGCGAAGACAACTTCGATACCGAACCCACTGTTGGTAAGTTTGCTACTGCTGAAGCTGGTGAATTCACTCACAAAGCAGCTGCTTCTCTTCCTGGTTCTGGCTTTGCCGTTAAAGTTCTTATTAAAGAAGACCTCACGACTGGTATGAAATCTAACGGTTCCATCTACCTCGTTGAAGTCGTTCAGCTCTAATTTGTAAAGGAGGAGGGTTAATATAATGGAAAAATATTTTGCTTATACGAAATCCACGGACGAGTCCTTCAACTCGCTCGTTGATTGCACCCTTGACCTTGCGAGAGCCTGCTACGAAGGCAGAAAACCTGCTGATTATGAAGCTCGCAACAAAGACCTGCTTTACGCTATGGGTAAGAAAGGCGTTGAAGGCACCCGTTATGAGGCTGCTTTCGAAGCTGAAGGCCTTGCTGTTTACAACCGTCCTATGGTTAAAAACAACAGCACCGTTCGCGATAACTTCAATGCGGTGATCGCACAGGTTATCAATGCTATCGTTCCCGAAGTGGTTAACGATACTTTCTCTAAGTTCATTGCCGATGTTCATCAAGTTGGCTACGGCGAGACCGCTCGTTTCATAATTGAATCGAATGATCTTTTCAGAGTTAACTCTAAAGCTGAAGGCGTTCGCAAGGGCGTTGATCAGCCGATGTTCGATGACGAAATCACCGTCAATGCTGCTCCCCTTACCGTGGACGCTTGCATTGACTGGTATCCGTTCGTGGCGGGCGTGTTCGATATGGGCAACTTCGCTCTTAAGATCGGCCGTTCGTTCATGGCTTACATCTTCCTTAAAGCCGTTAAAGGCATGACTCAGGCTACCACCGATTTCGGTGCTGCTTATACCACCAATGGCGTAACTCCGACTCTTTGGGGCACCCTTAGAGAAAGAGTTTCTGCTGCCAATGGCGGCATGAACGTTATTGCTATCGGTACCGCTGTGGCTCTCAGCAATGTTTCGCTGCAGGGCAACTTCCAGGTCCAGATAGGCGAAGAGATGAACAAAGTTGGATACCTTGATCAGTATCTTGGTGTTCCCCTTGTTGGTCTTAACAATGTTCTTATCCCCGGCACTACCAATAGCACTGCCACCCTCGCTCTTCCCGACAATAGAATTTACATGATTCCTGTCGGCGGCGTTCGTCCTGTTAAGATAGTTTTCGAAGGCGACGAAATTTCTGTTTCGTTCAACCCCGAATCCACTTCTGACAAACGTTATGGCATCTCTGTCGAATTAAGAGTCGGCGTGTCTGCTGTGGTTGGTTCCAAGTACGGTACTATTGCTCTGTAATTTTCTACTGAGTAATTATTGTATTTAAAAAAATAAAGAGGGGCGCCCATGCGCCCCTCTTATAGAAGTAAAAGGAGATATATATGGCTACCAATAAAACTACAAATAAAAACACCACTAAAGCACCTTCGAGCAAGGGGCCGACCAAAGCTGATCTTGAGGCAAAGATAGCGGAGCTTCAAGCCCTGCTCGAAAAAGCGACCGCAGCTGCTGCGGAACCCGCAAAAACAACCGTTGTTGCAGCGCCCGCCACTCCGTCTACAGATGTAACGCTGGTATACTGTTCTGACAGTCTTGGGTATGCCAAAATTAGCAACATGGAAATTAACTGCACCAGATATGGGGAAGAGTTCGTTATGACTCGTTCGCAATTTGATGAGCTGGTTGGTAAATATCGTTCTTGGTTTGATCGCGGTGTTTTTGCTGTTTCTTATAAAAATGCGGATGTTGCTTCCGCAAAAGGTGTTTTTACCGATAAAGAACTCGGTCTCGATGTCGCTACTTTGTATGCAATCGGTAAGATGTCGGCCCGTGACTTGGAACATCTTTGGAGCGGTCTGAAGCTTCAAAACCTCAAAGAAAGTGTTGTATGCTACTATAAACGTAAGTTTGTAGAGGGCGATCCGGCTTTCTTAGATCGCGAAAAAGTTGATCTTTTAGACAGATTAACCAAAGGCGGCTTCAAAAGAGAGCAAGACGAGCTGAGTGGCCGTTATAAAATTCAACCGACCGAAATGTAATACTTTAGCGAAGGAGGGGTCGAATTGATATAGTTTTACGATATTTTTGAAAGGGCTTTCAATCTATTTGATGACCCCGACTTAAGTAAGAAATATTACAATGATCAAGCGGGTTTTCAAAGTGACATGCTTGATTTTCTCATAATTGGAAAAAATAAATTCACTTCCCCGGTGGCTATTACCGACAAGTTATTGGTATGTGCGTAGCCGGAAGGAAAGATGGAAAGTGATTCAGGCGATGGAAACGATACTTATGTTCTAGAACAACAGGTTGCCAATGGTGGAGTTGGTGTTGGATTTACTTACGTAATTGGTAAAGAGAAGGTTTTTGGATCGTATGATCCCGAGACCAACTCAGTAACTTTTCCTCGAGCAATCAACTCCGATGAAACTTGGGCTGTCTCGTGGTTCTATGCGGGCGCTTTTACAGCTGACTTTTCTGATTGTCTTCGTTCCGATTTTCCAATGGACGCGATCATGGATAAAGTAATAAACATACTTGCTTATGCTTTATGTTCCGCCTGGGGCGATAAAGAAGTTGGGCGCGTTTTAGAGGTTAGGAATATTTTAACTGATACAGATTTTTAGATGTATTCACCCGCAAATTCGGCGAGAGCAAAAGTAGAGTGGCGAAATCAAATGAACAGAGACATGGATACTTTGGTCTCAGAATTAAATTGGAGGATTATGTCGACTCCCAGAGGAGGCTCTAATTTTGGAAAATAATGAACAGATAAATGTGCAAAAAGCAGAAATTAGATTTTCTCCGGGGGAAGAGCGCGAATGCTATATTGGACTGCGCAGCCAGTTGATTAAACTTTTATATATGATAGAAGCAGAGTCTCGGGGCGAAGGGAATATAGATTTGTGGTTCTATGGTTTTATGTTTGATTTAGCTTCAGCTAATGTGTTATGCGATAATAAACTTACCAGGGTTGTTGTAAAAATACACGGCCTATATGATGGAGCAAATTATAAAAATTTGACGCATGCGCAAGTAAAACGTCAAATCATGGAGTCAAAAGGAATTCTCGATCATTTAATCGGAGATCGTAAATAAGGGGGCACGACGTATGGCGCGAAAAGTTATTGATATCACCCATGCGGCGAACAAGTATGATATTCTTTCTCAAACCCCCAAAAACTATAGCGCAGATAATTATTTTATAAAAGAGTTATAGGATAAGGTGGACGCCGACTGGGAATATCGACCTAACCGCGTGGATATTGAATATGAAAACCAGTGGGGCGAACAAACTTATTCTCCCATTGAAGTTGTTATACAGTCTGTCAAATCTGAGAAGGGAACAGCAATTTCAAACGACTGCAGGAACATCGTTTTTAGAGACATTCTCGATAAACGTTTTGTGATCGGGAGCCGTTTTAGATATGAAGAGTTCCCCCTCGATGAACTTGATTTAGATGCCATCCCCGATGCCAAGAAAAATGTTTGGCTGGCTACGAATACAAACAGCGTCCAAATGACCTCTAGTATGATCATTGAGCGCTGCAACGGGACCCTCGGGAGTCTCTGGGTAGATTCGCAGGGGATTTCGCACTATCATTATGAACCTGTTATACAAGGGCGCGAGTTATCATCAGTAAATCTGTTTTACAACGAGACGGCGGTTTCTCCGCAGTCTGAATTGATAATCATTGCGTAGCATAATGATTATACTAGAGATTATTTTCTCAATCAGCGCTTTATCATTGGTTACGATAGAGTGTATCGTATAAAAGCAATCAATAAATTTTATAGTAATTCAACTTTTCATCCGACAGATATCGGGTTGATGCGAATATATATGGAAATTACAGAAATTTCTCCTTTGGATGATTTTGAACACCGCATTGCCGCCCAAGCGGATACGCCGGTTATTGTGACTGACGTTCCTGGCGATGCAGGAGGAAAGGATGCGTATTCCATTTAGTTCTCCTCCCCAGACTTTATTACTTATACCTTAAGTGAAGAGTTTGAGAGTTTTATACCCGTACTTAAGCACGGAGAGGACGTCGTTTAGGGTGTCGATATCAAATTAGATATTTCTTTAGAAAATCTTTTAGAGGCGTGCCCCGAAAATTATTACGAGCTTGTAATAGAGGGCGGCGTGTTTAAGCTTCGCAGAAAACGTATTTATTTAAGAGGCCCCATGCACCTTAAGTGGTATGTTAAAGCAGAAGATTCTCCCACGCAAGAAGAGATATCTGCTGAGTTTGACTTAGATTTAAGTTGAGTTGCCCGGAGGTAAGAGGTCAAAGAGATGGCAGATTTTTATGAGTATGGCGGTTATAACGACTTTAATCGCTTTATAAATATTGACGGCATTGAGGGAAAAATTATACAGCACCTGTTAACTTCTAAAACCGCATATGCGGAAACGTTTTGGCGCTTGTTAAAGTATGATACCCAAGACGCGCTTTCAAAAGCCCCATTAACTTCCAAAGAAAAGTGGGCTTTAATAGATGGTTATGCCAATAATCGAATCGGTGGTTAGACGGCAGACGCCAGGGTATTCTTTTCCCCCTTTGTTGATGATGCATGGACGAAAGAGTGTTCGTCTATTTACATTTATGTAGATGACATATATCCTATTGATCATATGCGCTCAATTGTGAGTGTTGCTGTAGAAACCGTTATTCATGCAAAAATAAATTTTTTAAGCAACGGCCCCGCCACTAATTGCGATGCGGGTGACCCAGAACAAGCAAACCCTGCTAAAGAATTAATCAACGCGAATGATTATTATTATAAAAATGAAGAAAATCCCGCCGTGAGATTTAAAAGCAGGGCGACTGTGTTGCTGAAGTGTTTATTAGCTGAGTTAAATGGTTTATATATAGATGGGGTGGGATATTTGGGATTTATTGCAAGTAAACCCAATGAAGGCGATGCGATAAAAAGCAAAGCAACTCTTTCGTTATTTAATAATCGCTCGTTTTTTGGTCATAGAATTGGTTTTAATGTCACGATGTCGGGCATTTCAGATGACCCCGAGGGGGGATTTTAATGCCTGAAGAAGAAAAAATAATACAGCCAGAAATTGATCCCGCAGAAGCGGATCCCAAATATGGCTAGCTTCCTGCAGACATTGTGAAATTATTAAAATCTTATGAGCATGAATATTTTCGAGAAGATAAACCCATTCCTTTTTGTGGATTAACCATTTATCCGATTTAGGTGCGGTATTTTGAACCTTTTTCCAATTGTCTCCCTTGTTTTACGTTAAATAAGAACGAAACGCCTAAGGGGATTGCCCTTTCGCATTTAGACTATTTAATTGCTCAGACACAATTGCCGGGGCAAGAGGGAAAAGAGTGGTCGTATCGTTTACAGCGTTTGTTGGAAATGGTGTTTCATATAGAGAATGGATTAAAATGTAATAAATGTGGTCATATTATGAAATATGACGACAAAGTTTTTCTTGATTTCATGCTTAGTGTATAGAAATATGCGCAGAAACATTTTGAGGCGGTGACAGGCTAGGCGGAAGCGACCCTAGATCCAACTCCCGAAGAGGGGGGCGAAGAAGAGGTTCCCAGACTAATTTGTCCCGAAGAGGGATGCGGCGGTGAAGACTTTATGGAAATGATAAAAGTTATTCAAGACCCCGATAATCCCAAACGAAAATGTTTGAGTGTTGACGGGCATATTATAAATCGTAGCGATTTTAATAAATTGCGGCAAATTGTTCCCTATCAAAATTTTTATGATTATGTGGATGATTCTTGGGTCGACCCAGAATTAAAGAAAGACCACGATGAAAAAATCAGGCTTGAACAACAACGAAACGATGTGCATGCTTCGATTGAAAAGAAGGTCGTGTGTCTTTCGATTGCCACTCACTATACTTTTGAAGAGTGCTACAATATGCCCATTCGTAAGTTTACCATGGCGCTTGCCACGGTAGATGATTTAATTAATTATAAAATTATGAAGCAGGCTGTGTCGTCCGGATTTGTGTCTTTACCAAAAGGAAAGAGTATTGAGCATTGGATTTACAAGCCCAATAAAGATATGTATGGGGATGCATATAAGAGTATGGACGAGCTTCAGCAGCAAGTTTCTGTTTTGTAATAAAAAATAAAATTTTGAAAAGGAGATTAAAACTATGGCAAAGTACTTTTTAGGTTCTGTTGGTAAAGCAGAAGCCTTCCGTTATGACGCCGCCACTGGCGAAAGAACCGTGGCTTTTGTTTCCAAGACCCTTACTGACTCCGGTCTGAATATTACTACGACCAAAGATGATATTCGCGCTGGCGAAGGTGCTCCTGTTCAGTTCAGCTTCTACCACGATTCTAATGTCGATATAACCCTTACCGACGTTCTTTGGAAGCCTGAATATCTGGAGGCTCAGCTCGGCGCTCGCTTCACCACCGGCGATGAAGATTATGTAAGTGATGAAGTTGAATTTACTGATGGTGTCGCTTCTTATAACAAGACCATCAATAAGATGCCGCTTCCTTGCGGAGAGGACTATCTTGTTTGGGGTACTAAGAAGGGTATGGATGAATGGCAGAAAATCGATTATGATGCCACTTCCAAACAGCTTTCTCTTACCGGCGCTTCGGGTGCATACTGCATTCGCTACCTTGGTCCTGTTTCTAATGCCAAGGCCGCCGAAATTACCTCGACGATAATTCCGGAAGAACTCTTCCTTATCATCACCGCCCCCATTTATGCCGGTGATGCTTGCGCCGCTTCTAAGGGCAAAGCCGCTGGTCACATTACTTTTGAAGTTCCCAGATTCCTGCTCAATGGTTCTCAGGAATTTACCATGAACATGAGCTCCAACCAGACGATGTCGCTCTCTGGTGTTGCGCTTGCTTCTGAATCGGCTGACTGCGAAGTCAACGGCGGTAAGCTCCTCCGCATTATTGAAGTTATAGATAATCGTAGCTGGAAAGAAGACGTGGCGTCTCTGATTGTTGATGCCGAGTCTGCTGAAGCTGGCGATCATCCTTCGATCTATGCTGAGCTGAAAGACGGTCACCTCAAAGCCCTCACCGCTGCCGATGGTATTGAATACACTACCGACGACGGTGAAAACTGGACCGATCTTACTGCGGAGTATGTGTTTGTTTCTAGCACGAACTATATTTTCCGTCTGAAGGGCACCGCAGCTGTTTCTGAAGAAGTCGAAATCGGTGCGTAATTTAAACGATTACATCGTTTAATGAATTAAATGTGCAAAAATCTGAAAGGGGACGGGAAAGATTGGTTTAAATGCACCTTGCTTAAAAAGCGTTGTCCCTATCAGAGATATTGTACTTTACAACAACGTTTTGTTATAGACGGGTGCGAAAAATGTCCCGCCTTTAAAAAACAAAAAACAGATAAGGCATAAATATTATGCGCGGCCCCCGGGGCCCCAACAGGGGCCCCAACGGGCGCTGTTGTAGGTATTTTTATATAAAAATGTCTACAAGTGCGCCTGTGTGTGCGCATAAAATTCGAGTTTTATTTTAGGAGGTATATGACATGACAGAAGAATTACTTAATGCCATACTTGCGGCTGTTGGTGTGATTATTGCTGCACTGGCATCTTGGGCGGCGGAAGCTATTGTTTCTTGGCTGAAACTGAAGATTAAAGATAAGAAATTTGCCGCGCTTCTTGAAAAGATTACATATATTGTGAAAGACGCAGTTCAAGCGGTATATCAGGAATTCGTTGAGGGTCTCAAGAAACAGGGCAAGTTCGATGAAGAAGCCCAGAGAATGGTTAAAGAAAAAGCCATTGAAATTATAGAAGTACAACTGACCGCAAGCATGAGAGAGTTCATTGAAGAAAACTTTGGGGATCTCGAAGTTTGGATTGCTCATAAGATCGAATCTATGATTTATGAGGCAAAGCATTAATTAAGGAGATTGTGAAATGACGCTTAAGGAATTATTGGAAAAGAACGCTGCAATCAAAGCAAAGAAAAACGCAGCGGCGCAACAGAAAATTTTGGAAGAGGCCGAAATCAAGGTCGTTAAAACTGAAAAAATTTCTGGTGAAGGTGAAAAGGAATCGGCCGAGGGCAACAAAGGTAGTCGCAAGGGCAGAAAACCCCGTCAGCGCGCATATCTCGTTGTGGATGAGGCTATAAACGGTCCTGAGTCTAAAGAAGAAGAAAACAAAGACGAAGACGCGTAATTAATCACCCCTCACAGGAAACTGTGAGGGGTTTTTCATCTTTAAATTTTTATAGGAGGTGGTGTCGTGGGAGCCGTTAATGAATTTGTAGATGTGATTCGCGACATCTACCAACAAGAATTTGCGAAAAAGGATCAAACGATACTTTGTCAAGTAAAAGCACGCGTTGATGATACGCATTATGACTTAATTATTGTACCCGATCAAAATTCGGTTTTATCGGCAATTCCCAACATGACGCCCTATGTATTCCAAACGGGCGATTTTTGTTATGTATATAAAATTAACAATTAGTTAAGCAATTCGTTTATTTGTGATAAAATTATTCCTACGGGAAGCTCTGCTAGTACGGGGGCCACTTTAACCTTAGGGGAAGAAAGACTCGCCCCTCAAATGCAGAATATGGAATTAACCACAAATAAAACGACGGCCATTTCGGGCGACTCCACAGATTAGCAGTATCCCTCTGCAAGGGCCGTGTATGTGGCTTTATCAGAAGTAGCAGCTCAAGAATAGGGCGCTTATGTTGTTGACGCTACAGTAAGTGATGTATTTGCAACCGATAGTTCTGAGCTTGTGTTGACTGCAAATTTCACCGACACAAACGGGACCAGTATAGCTCCCGGGTCTTTGAAGGTTGGAGACAGCATTTTTGTTGTTCAAGACCAATATCCGAATCGCTGGGTATATGCTGTTGATACAACCAATAATATTGCAACTTTAAAATCTACCCGTGTCGACTCCGGTGCTGGAACTGTGGACGAAGTGCTTCTCGACGGTTCTTCAATCGTTTTGAATAACATTGCGTCTTTGACTACGGGAAATGGATTATCTTCTACAGTGGCTAACTCTGTTGGAGAGCTTTCTCTGGATATTTCGGGGTGCACAAACCTGAATCTTGGCACTTTAACATATCCGTAGATGGATAATTATGATATATATATTCAAGGTGCGGGCGGTACGGGATACAGAACTCCTGTTAGTCAGCTACCCTATACTCGTATGGTGGTACAATCGACTCAAGATTTAGATGCCGTTAGAGTAGATGACTTTATTTTTTTAAGAGATAATTAATATAAATAATGGAGGATGAAGAAAATGGCAACCTTTAAAGGAAAATTAAAATAGAAAACTGGTACCAATTCATTTGATATTCTACATCCTGCAACCGATGCCGACATAGTATCTTATAGTAATACAACCAGTGGCTTAGCTGCGACCAATGTTCAAGCGGCTATTGATGAAATTGTCAGTTCTGGTGTCGGTGTAACTGGCGTTAAGGGTAATGCAGAATCTACTTACCGTACTGGACAAGTCAATTTAACCCCAGCTAATATTGGGGCAGAACCCGCCTTTACCGACGGTTCGGCTACGATTGCTTCGGTGAGCTCTAATATTGTAACGCTCAAGGCCGGGGTGACTCAAAGTGGCGGCGCAATCGCGAACTCGAGTGGTTCGGACATTACCTTGGCTAAAGTCGCAAAGACTGGCGCATATTCCGATCTTTCGGGAACACCTACTATAGGGGATGGTACCCTTACAATTCAAACCGAAGGAACAACAAAAGGTACGTTTACTGCAAATCAAACAGGTCCTACAACTATTAATATTACAGCAGCTGATCTTGGTTTAACAAGTGCATTAAAATTTATTGGTGTAGGCACTACGACGCAGCCTTCTGCTGGCCAATATATATATTTTCCCAGCGATCCTCCTTATTATGTGCGCGTGACAACCACGGGCACTGCAGAAGCAGTGGCGGCACATCGTGGGGACGTTATTATTATCGAGGATAAAGAATATCTTTGCACCGAGGAGGGTGTGGGACAGGCAGCGACTTGGGAAGAACTGGGAGATGAGTCTTCTTTTGCTCTTAAGACCACCACAATTAGTGCCGGCACTGGTTTAACTGGCGGCGGTTCTCTTGCGGCTAACCGTACAATCAGCTTAGCCGATAATTACGGTGATACTAAGAATCCTTATGCAAGTAAGACGCAAAATTATGTTTTAGCCGCGCCTTCAAACGCCAATGGTGTACCCACGTTTCGTGCTTTAACAACAGCAGACATGCCCTCGGGGTATTTTTCCAACCCAATGACGACAGCGGGGGACATGATTGTTGGAGGCGCCTCTGGAACCCCCACCCGATTAGCTGGAGGAAATCCGGGGCAAATTCTTGGCTCGAACGCAGCCAACGAACCGTTTTGGCAAGATCCTACTTGGACCTCGGTAACTCTTAATGGCACTAGTAAAAGCAACAGTACGGCTTCATTTTATGCGCCGGAAAGCGCGATTACAACATCTACCGCGAAGCGTTATCTTATTGGTTCTAGTTCGACGACCTCTGTGGCGACAGAAAACACCAATGCCAGCGTCTACATGCAGAGCGGTAAATTGTACAGTAACAACGCCGAGGTTTTAACTGGCAACCAGACTATTACCCTGAGTGGTGACGCCACTGGCAGCGGCGCAACGGCGATCACAGTTACTCTCGCAAACACTGGCGTTTCCGCGGGCACTTATAGTGCTGTAACCGTTAACACCAAAGGGCTCGTGACTGCTGGTGGACAAGTTTTGGAAGTAATTAATAATGGTGCCACACCCATCGTTGTTACAGGTGGTTGGTATTTTGAAAAAGACGCTTAATTTTGGCGCGTTTTATTTTTATAATTATTGAGAAAGGAGGGGGTAGATACCTGTGAGCACTTTTAAAGGTCAATTAAAAACCTCGTCCGGGGACATTTTATACCCCCAAACTAGTATAGATAAAGTTACTGGGTTCCCAACAACTTCTGCTGGGGATCTTATTTATGGTGGCACGGGCGGTGCGTTGACTACCCTTGCCGCTGGTACAGATGGGTAGATATTAAAATCGTCGAATGGCGCCCCACAATGGGGAGCGAATATTCCCGAAAAAACGCAAGGAATTTTTTACGCTCAAGTAGACAGCACATCTACCTCAACAAACTTTACGGTAACAATTCCCGAACTAACGGCAACCGAATATTATGATGGGTTAACTCTTTTGCTGTATAATGGTAAAGTAACATCGGCTTCTGGGTTCACTATTAATGTAAATGGGTTAGGTGCAAAGCCCTCATATTCAAACATGGCGCTGGGCAATCCCGTAACTCCTACAGACCCGACACGAGATACAACAATCTTTAACATCAACTATGCGATGCTGTTTACATATAACTCGACACGTGTAAGCGGTGGATGTTGGATTTGTTATCGTGGTTATGATGCCAACACAAACACAATTGGTTATCAGGTGAGAACTAATAACTCAACTTTGAAGGCATCTGATAAATTTTATCGCTATAGACTGTTGTTTACCTCTGCTGATGGTACACAATGGGTACCCGCCAACACGAGTACTTCTACTAATGCTACTTCGGCGCGGAATGTTAACCAGCGCCCCATTGACCCATTCGGGGAAATTACTTGGTACGGCACAACAACGGTGATAGAAGCTAACGCCAATGTTACAGCGGCTCAACTGTGGCAACAATATTATGATACATATACTTTAATTGGCTACTCGTTTAATAACACTGGTGCAGCGGCTACAATGACCGCAAACCGACCTATCTATATTAAATGTACGCCTCAATCTAATGGCTCTGCTATTATTGATGCCAACACCCCTTATGTGCAGGCGCTTCCTAGTACTGACGACGGTAAAATTTACATTTTTCTTGGTCGAGCGGTTAGCGCGACAGCGTTTGAAATTCTTTTAAATCATCCTGTTTATTACCATAAAGATGGCGCAATCCGTATTTGGACCAACCCTGCTGATAGCGGAATGGCGAACCCGATGACGGCATTGGGTGACATGATTTATGGAGATGCGGGCGCTGACCCAATTAAATTATCCATTGGCACAAGCGGGCAGGTTTTAACCTCAGACGGGAGTATACCTTACTGGGCTACTCCTGCTACCCCTGCCACGGTTGGCACTCTTGATACAACTGCTACAACAGCGCAGACAACTTCTGCTTCCGAGTCTTTTAGCAATAACATTACTCTGCACAAAGTATCAAAAACAGGCAGTTATAATGACTTAAACGATAAACCGACCATACCAGTTGATACTAACACCACGTATACATTGAATGTAAGTGGTACGGGCGATAATGCTAACAAGGTAGGTCTTGTAGCAGGTGGTTCTGGGTCAGGCACGGTTTGGTACACTATTCCGTATGCCACCTCTGCCAACACCGCTAATTCTGCAACAACCGCAGGCAGCGCAACTACGGCAAGCACTGCTGATGTAGCAAATTCTGTGGCTTGGGCTAATGTATCAGGACATGCGGACGGTGTTAAAACAGATATAGGAATCTCGTCCAGCGGTTCAACTTATTTGAAGAAAGACGGTACCTGGGATACACCTACCGATACCAATACCACATACGCATTGAGCGGTGCACTTGCCAGTCATAAATTCACATCAACTCTAACAGCGGGTGGTTCTGGGTCAGGTACCTCTACTTCTGATTTAACATTAGAGGCTGGTAGTAATATTACCCTTACTGATGATACATCAAATCGTAAAATTACTATCGCCGCTACAGATACTAACACCACTTATTCGCTGACAGTTAGTGGAACTGGTGACAACGCTAACAAACTTGGTTTAACGGCTGGTGGAAGCGGTTCCGGAACGACTTGGGTGACAATCCCCTATGCAACAACTTCAGGTAGTGCAAACTCCGTTTCGTGGAGTAATATATCTGGTCATGCTGCTGGTGTAAAAGCCGACATAGGTATGACCACGCTTGGCGATATTATCCACGGTGATGCTGGTGGCAACCCAATGCGTCTCGGAATTGGCACAGCGGGTCAGGTTTTAATATCTGATGGATATGTCCCTGCTTGGGGTTCCGTCACCACATCAGGCATAAGTTCTGGTACTGCATCTTCTGGGAAAGTCTTAACTGCTGATGGTTCTGGTGGTGCTTCTTGGACAACTCCGAATGCGGGAACGGTTACCAGTGTCCAAGTACAGGCTGGAACGGGCCTTACTTCATCTCAAAGCACGGCTCAAACTTCGACATTAAATACTACTATCGGTATTGATAGTGGTTATAAATTACCTACCACAACTGAGTGGAGTAAAGTGGTCTTGACAGACACTGACCAATCTATTGATGGTACTAAAACCTTCGTTGAGCGTCCTTTGTATCCAAATACAGTTACGTTGCCCAGTGGCTATACTCAATTAGAGTATATCCATAGCGATGGCACTGCATATATAAATACGGGTCGTAAATATTCGACCGATGATTCTGTTGAGTTAATATTCCAACAAGATGATACCGCGAACTATCGTATTTGGGGTACTTTTAACCAATCTTCTTATGCTGGGAAAAACGTATCGATGACCTATTCTGTTGGTTGGTGTGTGCGTCAAGAGACACGAGATGGACAACAAGCCCTCATAGCGCTTGGAACTATTGATACAAAAAAGCACACATTGAAGATTTTACCAAGCGGTCATTGTTATTTCGACGGCGTTGACTATGGTAAATCGGAAGGTTGGGCGGCGAATTTCACATTCAGCTATAATGCCTATTTATTTACCATAAACCCAGGTGGTACAGCGCCAACGGCGACTATGAAGGGCCGTGTTTATCGGTATAGAGTATGGCGTAGTGGTGCGCTTGTTCAGGATATGTATCCTGTTAAATATGTATCTGGTGGTACCACCACATACGGTATGTATGATGTTATTAATAATCAATATTATACCAATGCAAATTCTTCTGGTACACTGACAGGTGCTGGGACACCTACCCCAACACCGATGGTATTTGAGGATGATTTAAGTCAGGTTGCTTTTAGCGGCGATTACAATGACTTAAATAACCTCCCTACTATTCCGACAAACTATGTGACCACTAATACTGCGCAGACCGTTTCGGCAACAAAAACATTTACGGCTCAACAAAAATTCCAGAGTGGTTCTCCGAGTGGGTGCGTCGTGTTTGGCGCAAACGTTTCTGCCACAACAGTGTCAGCTGGCACAAGAAAATTAGCGCGGTTGACTGTACCAACATATGAGACCAATGGTTCAAGTGTGGTTGGGTTTGTTAGTATTGACAATAATGCTTATTCCAACGGTGGGGGCAACGCTGTCGAGTTCGGTTCACGAAACGGCGACAGCACCTCGTTTGGCCCTGACCTCATTGCTTTCTCTGTTGCTACATCGCATAATGTCACTACAAGAAATAACATTGCACAATTTTTACCATCTAAGGTACAACTCTTTAACCACGCATCTGGACAAACATCTATTCAACAAACTCCTGCGACCAATCTTATTGGTATGTGGGAATTTAACAATAACAATACTTTTGTAAACAACGCCTATACCTATACTTTACCAAACACTACGGGAACGATTGCTCTGACGAGCAACATTCCTTCGGTTCCTGTTACAGATGTTCAAATAAATGGTACGAGTATTCTGAGTAGCGGGGTTGCTAATATTCTTACTAATACCGCTTATAATAGCAGTACAAATAAGATAGCAACGATGTCTGATGTGCCAAACGTTCCTTCTTGGGCGCTTGAGTCCACAAAACCGAGCTACTCTCTCTCGGAAATTAGCGGAACAGATGATTTACAAGCAATAGAGGGGTTAACTGGTACTTCTGGTTTATTAAAGAAGACTGCCGCGAATACTTGGGCATTAGACACAAGTAGTTATTTGGTCAATCCTATTACAGCATTAGGCGATTTAATATATGGTAATGCTGATGGTAGTGCTGGTACAAGATTGGCCATCGGGACTTCGGGTAAGGTTTTGACTAGTGATGGCAATGCTCCTATTTGGGGTTCTGTGACCACTTCGGGCATTAGTAGCGGTTCTGCGACTTCTGGTTATGTGCTTACCGCCGATGGTAGCGGTGGCGTTTCGTGGGCTGCTGGTGGTGGTTCGGGTACTGTTACAAGTGTAGGGGGTACGGGTTCGGGCGGTATATCGGTTACTGGCGGCCCAATAACTTCTTCTGGTACATTAACTGTAGGTATAGATTCTGGTTATAAACTCCCAACAACGACTGAGTGGGGGAAAGTGGTAACAGCCACACAGAATAATAATGTTACTGTACCTGGTACTGGTGCGCCCGGCGGCTCTGGCGCTACTACAGTTGTTACGACTTATACTTATGACAAGACCCGTATCTACACACCGAATGGTATAATCATTGGCGGTACTGCTGCCAAATCTGGTCTTGTCACCCGTGGTATCTGTGGTGTCAACACGCCCACCAGCGGCGGTGCTTGCACGAAAGACAACCTATTTTTGAACTATGACGGCGATAATACATATCGCGCCGCCAGACAAGTTGTCCTTCAAGCAGGCGCAACGGGTACACATTATGGCAGCAATGTTTATCAATATTGTGCTGTCCGTGGCGATGCGCTTAAGGGTTGGATTGAGGGAAAATTCCCCAATACAACTACCGCAAACAAAGTCTTATTATCTACCACAACTAGCGGTACAACCGCGTGGTCAAACTGGTCAACAGCTGGGTTACTGAAAACCGATACCTCTGGTGTTGTTTCTGTAGATAGTAGTGCATATATTGCTAACCCAATGACAACAAAAGGTGATATCATTGTTGGTGGCGATAGCGGTGCACCTACACGATTAGCAGGTCCTGGAACAACTAAATTTTTACAGGGCACGGGAAGCTCTAGTGGTATCTCTATCTCCTGGGAGGATATACAAGGGGCATACATCAAAAGTGGAACTACTGGTAATTACGCAACTTCAGGTCAAGTATTAACCGCAGATGGTTCAGGAAGCGCTTCTTGGTCGAATGTTTCCGTTACTGGGACTGTCCCATTAAGTCAGGGTGGTACGGGTATTGATGCAGGAAGTGTTCAAACTTGGTATACATCCACCACGTTACATCCACATTTTCAAGTTACTTTTGCTAATAATCAGTGGACATGCGTTTATTTGGGACCAACAGAAGGAATAACCGATATAGCATCAGCACTTGATTCACAATATGTTAAATACGCTTTGAGCCAAGTGGTACCCGTTGTTTCAGGTACAATCCTTGTCTTTAATGGCGTAATTGTCTCAAATGCGTTGGGGTTACACGCCGAACAAATTGATATACTATTCCCTGATATGATTGCCTATGGCGGCGCTTTGGTGAATGGTATTTCTGGTACATTAACATGGAGCAGTGCGGATGGTCTGTATTTATCTAATATTGCAATACATACACCCGGAGCTGTAACATATGCAAGTAGCATTGTTTCCGCGGCTACAGGCTTGGGCACACCCGCAATTGGTTCATCTACTCAACCAGTTTATTGGACTGGTAGTGCTTTTGCAGCAACAACTAATTCTCTGCCTTCGGTTACATCGGCAGACGCAGGCAAAATTTTAACAGTTGATAGTAATGGTAACTGGGTCGCTGCTACTATGGCTCAATGGACAGGGGGTAACTATTAATGAGTGTGAATACTTTACTTAATACGAAGTGGCAAATAAACATATCACTCCAACCCCCTCAAGGGGGCATAGGTCCGCTTGACCTTCAATTTTCAAGCAATAGTACTGAGTATACGAGTTTAGAATTAGAGGATAATCAGGATAACCTTGATATTTATTATAACAGTACGCATGTATTTGATACGAATGCTTGGTCAAATCAAAATTATCGGACAATTTATATCTATGGCGGGACAGATGTTACTGATTCAGATATGATTGACTGGTTAGAGGAATATGCAATACAATTAGATGTAGATGTAAGGTCAGTTAATGCAGACTGGCTTGATGCAAATATGCGTTTGGCTGCAAATGCAATTCGTGCAAAAGGCGGCGCTTCTTCGACAATTAGTTGTCCAGAGGGATTAGGTAGCGCTATAAGCAATATACCAACTGGCGGTGGAGGAGATGCTACCGCGACAGCCATGCTTAATGGCACAATTAGCGGTGCCTACGCTAACAGCTCCGTTACTTCGCTTCGCCCATATGCGCTTGCGGATTGTAGCTAGCTGACAAGCGCTAATTTTCCTGCATGTACATATGTAGATAACCAAGCCTTTGTACGCTGTGTTGCATTAACAGATATTTCTCTCCCTGTTTGCTCCTATTTAGGCCTTGCCGCAATTCGTGATTGTGGAATTTTACAAGCTCTTTCCTTACCTTCTGTTACTTCAGTAGAGTCGCAAACTTTCTTAGGGTGCTTTCAATTATCTACTCTATCGATGCCCTTGTGTTCACACATTACAAGCTGGATGTTCGGAAGCTGCTATGTTCTAAGTTCATTGACTATGGCTTTTTCTTAGTGTACGATAGTGGGGGAGGCAGCTTTTTATTCATGCAATGCCCTCCCCTCGGTAAATTTACCGATATGTAAATCGATTGGTAGTCGAGGTTTTCAATATTGCTCCTCGCTTTCGATAGTGTACCTACCCGCGTGCCAGACGGTGTAGGAATGGACCTTTGGACAATGTTTAGCGCTTACTTCTATAACATTACCTCAATGTACTACTCTTTACAGTAATGTGTTCTGGAATTGTACGGCATTGACAAATGTTTCTCTTCCTAAGTGCACCGCCGCTCCAAGTCGTACATTCTATAGCTGTACGGCACTGACAACTGTTTATTTACCTAACTGTACTACTCTTGGAAGTGAAACGTTTGGTTATTGTACGGCGTTAACGACTCTTTCTCTACCCAAGTGCACCACTATTCCAGCTTATGCATTTCAGTACGCAGCATTGCAAAGTTTAATAGTGCCTGCGTGCTCAAGTATGGTTACAAGTGCGTTTTTTAACTGTACTACTATAGCTTATGTTTATGCTCCGGCCCTGCGTCTTGCGTATTCAGGTGTATTTAAAACAAGGAATCGGTTGAATACGGTAATATTATCTAGCTGTTCTGTTGTTGGGAGTTCCTGCTTCAGTGGTTGTACGCATTTATTGTCTTTGTATTTGTTAAGTACCACAGTGTGTAAGCTGTCAAACATAAATGCTTTTTTGAGCACACCAATTTCTACTTATACGACCTCTACAGGCGGTGTTCATGGGTCAATTTTTGTACGTGCCTCGTTGTATGCGACGTATATAGCATCAACAAACTGGGTAAATTATTCTGCAAGATTTGTTTCTTTGACTGATGCAGAAATTGCGCAAATACTTATTTATGGATAAAAAGGTATGAAAGGTGGGAATTATATGGAAGTTAAACTTCAAAAAAAATTAACCGATTTTGAATATCTCGTTATGTTTGATCTTGCGAGTAAAAATACGGGCATATGTTTGTGGGATATCCAACATAAAATTCCCATTTTAACATACAAAATTTCCGTTACAGATACGGGAATTTATAAAGAGAGAGATCTCTATGCAGCGATAGGCGCATTTTTTGACCTCCTAAGTGAAAGAGGATTTCGTAAAGAAAGCTTGTTAGTGTCTAAAGAAGCGATGCCTACCCAGCTGCGCGGGGGTAACTCCACAGTCTAGACATTCGTTGCGCTTGCAAAGGCGCACGCTGTTCTAAACTTATATCTGGCGCAGAATGAGATTTCGGCTTATGATTGCGTGGGGGTTTTTCCGGCCTCCACGCATGCCTATCTGCGTAAGCTGAGAGCCTGGGATGCGTCCTTTAAAGTAACAAAAGATGATATTAAACGCTATGTGATTGAACAGTATGGGTTTCTTCAGATCTTTCTTTTGATGAGTATGACGCTATTTTTTTAGCGCGCACATTCGTCGATATAAAAATCAATAAAGATATTGAAGAAGCCGTTAGAGATATAAAACGACACAAAAAGACGCTAAAGAGCGCTCATGCTATTGCTGCTTGTGATGAAGAAATAAAGCGGCTTGGTGCGCTAAAGGTGGAAAAGGAGGGCGAATAAATGAGTCGTACTACAGTTTATAATACAAATTTAACCAGCGATTGGGAAAACGTGTCTTCTGAGAACAAGCGGCTCGTTAAGGATTTTATCCAATATTGCAAATCCAATGACAAGTCCCCCCAAACTATCAGCCAGTATGAAGAGTGGCTCAAAGTGTTTTTTTGCTGGAATTACAAAGAAAACGAGAATAAATTTTTTATTGATTTAAAACGCAGAGACTTTGTTTATTATTTTGGGTGGTGTCGTGATCTCGGTATGAGTGCGAACCGAATTTCCACCCTTAAGTCTGCCTTAAGCAGCTTATCCTCTGAGATTGAGCTGCTTTATGAGGATCTTTATCCTAAGTTTCACAATCAGCTTCGTGCGCTTGAGGCTGTTAAAATTGCTCCGGTTCGTGAAAAGACCGTAATTGCAGACGAGCGTATGAAAGAAATGTTATAGGGACTTTTAGATCGTAAAGAATACCAGTTGGCCTGCTATCTTGCTTTAGCCTGCGCTTCTGGTAGTCGCAAAGCAGAATTATTACAAATGAAAGTAAGTTTCTTTACCCCGGAGCGCGAGGTCTTTAACGGGTATATGTATTGTACCCCCGAGGTTCGCGCTAAAGGTGCGGGTAAGCAAGGGAAGCTTATTAAAAAGTATGTTATCAAAGAGCTGTTTTAGCCGTTTTTGGATGCGTGGCTTGCTGAACGCAAGAAACTCGGTATTACCGAGGACGCTCTCTTCGTTACAAAATCGAAGGGCGAATATTACCCCGCAACAATATCGACCGCTAATAATTTTGCTCTGCGTATATCAAAAATTTTTAAAATCGATTATTACACGCACTCGAGCAGACACTTCTTTTGCACCATGTTAAAACGCAAGAAGTTGCCCGATGATGTAATTACACAGATTTTTGGCTGGGCCAACTCAGATATGATTAAAATATATTCAGACATTCCCCCGGAAGAAATTCTTGGGGAGTTCTTTATGAACTTCAAAACTCAAAGTTCAGACGATGTGAAAGGAGAATGATTCATGACCGAATTAAAATTAACTGATTATCTGCATATGTGTGCAGATTTTGAAAAAGATGGCTCCGAAGAAAAAGAAGAAGCCATAAAAACTTTTTTGAGTGAACTTGTTGTAAAAGAGTATATGCCACTTAAAGAAAAAGTAATGCATTCCATGGAAATTTTGTCTACTGTTCCCCGCGATTACGATGCGCCGGGCGCAGCGGGTAATATCGAAAACGGTAAAGTTGTCTTCGGTCTTCTCGGTTATTGTGTCAACCTCGAAAACGACACGGGTATAATTGGTAGAACTTTCTCGGTGTATGATATGCTCATGGAGCACGGTCTGGCTAAGAAAATTTTAGAAGTTTCCAAAGACGACTATGCTACTTTTTGTGGTATGGTTAGTGATATGATTAATATTTCCAACATGGAGCGTCTCGTCGAGACGGCGGCTCTCCAAAGCACCACCGAGTATGACAAGTGGGTAGACACCATGAAGGAAGTCAAGACTTCCCTGACCCCTGAAATGATCAGGGATCTCTTAGCGATAAACGAAAAGGCGACGGGCGGCTTAAGCGACCTCGACAGACAACTTGCGACAGAGGGGCTTCAGCAAGCCGAAGTCGCAGTGGCCAACGACGAAAAGCTTGCCTAGGTTATCAGAGATGCTGCGGCAGCTAGGGTGGCAGAACGCGAAAGCGAAGAAGCCGAAGAAGAAGAAGTGGCCGAAGAAACCTCCGAAGATAACACCTGAGCATTTTGCACAATTTTTCTAAATTTATTTATTATTTTTGGAGGTTATGACAAATGAAAGTCATCTTTTATCATACGTTGACTTGTCCACAGTGCAAGGCCGTTGAAATGATGTTAAAAAAAGAAAAAGTAGAATACGAGTCTTGCACAGACCTCGACACGATGATCGCCCGCGGGCTTCAACACACTCCTGTCCTCGAAGTGGAAGGAAACCTTTTATCTGGTAAAGAAATCTTCGATTGGATTAGGGGGCAGCGCGCGGTATGAGACCTAAAGATCGTGTAACAGAAATTGTTAATTTTTTTGATGAATATAAAAAAGCAAGTAATGCTGCAACAGGGGCAAAATACGACCAAAATGCCAATGTGACTACAAAAAACATCGCAACCATGTAGGCCGAATCAATTAAAAAACTTGGTATAGACGTGCAGCGTTACGTGGCACACGAATACATAAAGAAATGTTTTGGCGAAGATTTGGCAGAACAGTATATCAAAGACCTTGAGCACCATACTATTTACACAAATGATGAAAGTACGCTCGGAGGGTATCCCTATTGCGCTGCTATTTCTCTGTATCCGTTCTTGCTGAATGGTCTGAAAGATTTAGGGGGCTCTAGTGGTCCACCTAAGCATACAAACGGCTATATAGGTGGTTTAATTAATTTAATTTTCCTCGTTGCGGGTCAGCTTGCCGGCGCTTGCGCCGCACCCGAAACACTAGTTTATATGGACCATTTTTTGAGACTGGATTTCGGTCAAGATTACACCGATCATTTAGACGATGACAACGGTGCGCTGAGGCACAGAATAGAAGATTGGTTCCAGCAATTTGTTTATTCTATTAATTAGCCCGCTGGCAGTCGCAATTATTAGTCTCCCTTTACGAACATTTCTTATTACGATAAATATTATTTTGCAAGCATTTTTAGAGATTTTGTTTTCCCCGACGGCGACGAGCCTTGTTGGGAGACCACAAAAGAATTATAGAAAATGTTTATGAAATGGTTTAATAAAGAAAGAACAAGAGAAGTTCTTACTTTCCCCGTGGAAACCATGAATTTATTATGGGACCCCGAAACCAAAGAGTACAAAGATCAAGAAATGGCTGATTTTACTGCCGAGATGTGGGCAGAGGGACATTCATTTTTCTTATATAATAGCGATTCCGCTGATGCGTTAAGCTCGTGCTGTCGGCTTAAAAATAAAATTGAGTCGAATGTTTTCAGCTATACTCTTGGTGCTGGTGGGGTCAAAACCGGGTCCAAGAGAGTTATAACTCTGAACCTCAACCGCATTGTGTAGGATTGGTATCGTTCCGGTCATTCCATTCCGCTTAAGGACTACCTCGTCCCTATCGTCAACAGGCTTCACAAATATCTGATGTCCTGGAATAGAAAACTATGGGATGATTTTGAAGCGGGCATTCTCACCGTATTTTCGGCTGGCTTCATTAGCCTTGACGATGAGTATTTAACTTGTGGATTTAATGGCTTCGTCGAGGCGGCTGAATTTTTAGGTATGCAGAATGACACTGCGTATAATGGAATCCGTGTAAAACATGACAACAAACAGTATCAGCAGCTGGCCAGGGATATACTTGGTACAATTAAAGATTTAAACACTAAAGATCGAGCAGAACATTGTAAGTTTAACTGCGAGATGATACCGGGTGAGTCCGTGGGAGTCAAACATTACAAGTGGGACAAAGAGGATGGGTATTGGGTGCCTGATTCTCGTGTGTGTTACAATTCTTATTTCTATCCTGTTGAGGATCCAACCTATGATCCCGTAGAAAAAATGTGCCTGCACGGAGAAGATTTTATTGGTAATCTTGATGGTGGTTCGGCCTATCATTGTAATCTCGACGAGCATCTTTCACAAGAACAATATCGTAAGCTAATGGATATCGCTGCAAAAGTTGGGTGTAGTTATTTTACTTTTAATGTTCCAAACACCGTGTGTAATAGCTGCGGGCATATAGATAAACATATGCATGATCGTTGCTCTGAATGCGGAAGCACGGATGTTGATTATGCCACCAGAATCATAGGCTACCTAAAACGAGTTTCCAATTTTAGCGAGGTGCGGCAGAAAGAGGCTGCACAGCGCTATTATGCCTCCCCGGAGGGGGCGCAGCGTGCTTAAGTATTATGACCATGCGGTGACGTTTTCGGAGTTTCCAGACGAGGTCGCTGTGTGTGTTAATATTACTAATTGCCCGGGTATGTGCGATGAGTGTTCTGAGCCCTGGCTTCGTTTAGATGTTGGATCTTATTTAACCGATGACGCGATTCAGAATTTAATTAATTCACATTGTTATTGTACTGTATTTGGCCTTATGGGCGGTGATGCCGACCATGAAGATATCAAACGTATTGCTAATTATGTGCACGCACATTCCAATATGAAAGTTGGTTTTTATAGTGGCATGGATTCAATAGATATCGATCTCTTGCCATATATAGACCTGTATAAAATTGGGCGTTGGATTGCGCCCAAAGTGGACGCAAAAACGTGGAGTCGTGAAAGCTGCGGCCCGCTCCCCTTTCCCTTTAGCAACCAGCTTTATTTTGAAAAGAAAGACGGGTAGCTTGTAAATGCTACTTACAAGTTCCGTAAAAATCCTTTGCATGATTTAACGCGATATATCATTGGGTATGACAAAACAGCGCCCAAATGATATATCGCTCCCCCGTGGGGGATTATTTTTA